TGGCAGAAGCCGTAAATGGACGTGCGCCTGGAACACTTCGGGATATAGGGCGTATAAGGTCGATATATTAGCCGTATTAGTATGCAGTATTTTATGCATGGATGGGCGACATGGCTATCCGATTACTATTCGTAAGTATACGTAAATAGAGGATTTAGGGCGTATGTATAAGAAAGTGCATACGCTTATTTTCCGTACATAAGATAAACGTTGATATAACAACGGTTGAGAGATAATCGAGTTTACATAATTAAGCTTATCGGAAGTTAGAAACGAATATTTATTCATTAGATATTCAACGCGTTGATTTAGCGTTAACAGTTTCGAAACCTCCCCCAAGCCGCCTATATGAAAATCGGCTTTTCTGACGGCAAATAAATCGGCGTATCAAATTTTCACTTTGGACTTGCAGAATGACATCGATAACACACGTACCATCATTTCGCCTTCCTATCGAAGCCTGTACGCTGTCTTACGCACTAAGTCGATAAATTGTAAGGCTCGAATAAACAAACGCTAAATCAACGCAAATACAAAGGAAAATACTACATTGTGTATTTTCGCAGTTTAAAACGAAAGGAGGCGCTAATATGGCGTGGGTAGACGGAGAATGGCTAGAACGAAGTAAACGTGAAGCTTTAATCGCAGTATATCGCGAGTATATCGACACTATTGACACGAAGTATTCCGATATTGACGGCATTATCAGCGCCGGACTTATCGAAGATTATCACGCAAGATTAACGGAATTGAAACGGTTGGAACGCATACATCGATGCGAGGACGATTTATTATATTTCGTCTATCAGTATTTCTCAGACGAATCGAATCCGGAAAACGAAGTCAATTTAATTCCGAAAGGACAACGGTATGAAGATGCTGCAGACTTTCACCGAGAACTTTGCGGATTACTTGACGATATCGCAAAAGGCAAATCATCCTCTAACGTAGCTTGGTCGGTAGGACGTCGACATGCGAAAACGGCGTACCTCTCAAACGCATTTTTATGTCACCAGGTTGTTTTCCGCAAGCAGCGATATATTATCGAAGTTTCCGAGACTACGGACGTAGCAGCAGACTTTATAAAGTTTACTGCGCAAAATCTAAAGTTTAATGAGCGACTACGTGCGGATTTCGGCGAGCTTTTATTTCAGAAATCGCAAGCTAACGAAGTTGATAACAAGCTCGAATTTATTACGACTAGCGGTACGAAGGTCGAAGCTAAGGGTATGGGTACGCAGATGCGTGGACTCCGCCACTTAAGCGACCGTCCCAGGCCTATTTTTACTGGATGACCTTGAGAGTAACGCTAATACGAATACGCCCGAATTGCGGACAAAAAACCTTCATTGGTTCCGTTCCGAAATGATGGAGGCGTTAGGTTTCGGCGGTATCTGTATTTACATGGGAACGATATTAGGACCGGACTCCTTGCTTAATCATGTAATAACGCAACGTAAAGACTTTATCTCACGTAAATTCCCTGCAATTCTCGGATGGTCAGAGCGTGAGGATTTGTGGGATAAGTGGCGTGAGATATATAACAGTGACGACGTTGAGGCAGTAAATAAAGCGAACGCATTTTATGAAACTAATGAAAAAGACATGTTGCGAGGCACTAAAACATTGTGGCCACAGATGTACTCGTATAAATACTTTATGGAAAAACGAGAGTCTATGGGAGGTAGAGCGTTTAACCAGGAATACCTCGGAAATCCAACCGATCCCGATTCGCAGATTTTCAAACCAGAAGAATTTACGTACTTCTACGAATCTGAATTAGATGGTATTCAAGTCGACTATTATGCAGCAGTCGATTTTGCAATGGGGAAAGAAAAGGGAGACTATTCAGCTATTGTGACGCTCGCTAGAAACCGCGAAACTGGCATTTGTTATGTAGTCGATACGTATATTGAACGCGTGCATCCAGACATACTGCTTGACAAGGTAGTTGAAAAGGCGCTACATTACCAATATACTGGAATTGCTGTTGAGGCGCAAATGGCTCAAGAGTGGTTCGCACATAAAGTAAAAGATGCGTTACAAGCACATGGGTATCCTGGAAGTACCCGCGTTAAAGAAATAAAGCAACGTATGCGCAAATCCTTAAGAATTGAAGCGCTTCTACCAGATATACAAAACGGAAAAATCCGATTTAATAAAGGGCATCGGTTACTTATTGAACAACTCGAATTATACCCAAACGCTCGTCACGATGATGGTCCTGACGCACTTGCAATGGCGTTTAGTGTAGCACACAGTGTTCGCAAAATAGAGCTAATGCAGAAGCCAGCGTGGTTATAAAATAATTTAATTTTAACGCTAAACTAACGCGAACCTCAGTCGATATATAATATAGGCGGATAGAGGAAGGGTAGCTCCCAAAATTGACAAGCGCATATCTCGGTGCGTTTCCGCCTTATTTAATGCCGAGAAATCACAACGAGGAGTGATTAAATGAAGACTAGAGTAAAAAGGACGGAAGATAGCGCGATACAGGAATTATTAGCGCACTATGAGAAGTATGGTAGGTTTAATACTACGACTCTAATGGCGAAAAATAGTGGATTAGAACGTTATCTACGAGTTCATTTCGAGGGATTACGTGGATTCTGCGAACGACACAACATTTCACACGTATTATTAGACGCAAAAGTGACGCAATGGGATGATAAAAAGGCAGTTGAGACGATTAAAGAGCTGTACACTAAACATAATCAACCCGTAACATATGCGTTTTTACGTAAGCACAACTACGGAAAGCTTTACCAATGGATAGTGAAAAGCGGAACAAGCTATCAAGAGTTTTGTGAAAGGTATGAGTTAACCGATATGACTAATTCATACACGCAATGGTCAGATGGTAAAGTGTACCGCTTAATAAAAGAGCTGTTTATAAAAAACTGCGGGATGATATATCCTGAGATGATAAAAAAAGAAGAAAAGGGTGCGTATAATTACGTTTTTGAAGTTCATCAAGGGTTTGATACTTTCATAGACTTATTTGATCTACAGGAATTTATAGGGGTATCTATACATCAACTAGTACCTAACTATAACGACGAAAACGTAGCGAGATTAGTAAAAGAGGCGTACACATTGCGAGGCGAAAAGGTAAACTCAGCATGGCTCAACGCTAATGGATATGGCGGAATCGCATCATATCTAGCGAACAAAGGTAATGGATCATTCAAAGAAGGAGCAGAATTATTAGGAGTTGCCGAATATATCAACGTACTCCACAATAAATGGACGATAGATGAAGTACTAGACATAGTGAACACATTATACGACAAGAAACAAGCTCCTATTATGCATAAAGATTTTGCAGAGAATGGTATAATCGGTGTTAGGAGTTGGATCGAGTCTCGATATGGTAACTTAAAAACATTCTTTGACGAAAATGGAATCTCAGAAAAATACATTAACATGATCGACATTGGAAAAGACTTATGGGCACACGGTATGCGATTCGAAAAGTTAGTTAAAGAGATTTTAGATGAATTACGTGACGATGTAATATACGATAAGTGGTTCGAACACTTACACGCAAGACCTGATTTTATCTTCGGAGACACTGGTGTCTGGGCAGACGCTAAACTTTCTTCACACGCTTATTTTACAAGTGATACAGTACCCAAATATACTGCATTCGAAGATTGTAAAGAACTACAGCTAATTTACCTTCGAGGACATGAGTTCAAAGTAGAAAACCCTAAAGTGCGGCTAGTTTCAGTAGATGCATTTATCCCTAAATTAAAATTAATCGGGCGCACTGACTTAGTGGAGAGAATTTCAGAAATGCGAGAAGAAGTAGATAAACAGGAACAAGAAACATTGTTGAGAGCATCGTCTAATTGACGGTGCTTTTTATATTGAACGCTAATTTAACGCAAAGGAGGGCGATTACAATCGGATTATTTAGAAAAAAAGATGCAGACATGCTCGAAACAGGAACAGTCACATATACGTATGACGCATTTAAGCCAGGCGAGCAATTTCCGCCAGCAAACGCAATTGAACGAATTTCAAAATACCGTCGTCTGAAAAAGTTATATGACGGTAAACAAGCTGAACTGTATGAAAGGGCAACCGCGCTTTTAAAAGATACTCCTCACGCTAAACAGTTACAGACGTTATATATTGCGGCCAATATTGCAGACATAATTGTAACAAAGCCGTCAGATTTACTCGTTGGTGAACCGCCAATCTTCGATAGCGGATTAGCAGATGACACTCCGCAACAAGAAGCAATTAACTCTTACGTTGAGGAGAACGATTTATCACAACTAATTCACGAGTCAGCACTTGCTAACGGTTATCGCGGAGATTCTTGGATTAAAGTCCGATATGATTATCGCCAAGACTACAGCGCATTGACTTTGAGAGGGTTGCCAATTCCAGATGACGCCGAGATGGAGCCTATTATCGAGCATGTCGCAGCAGATTGTGTATTCCCAATCACGAGTGACGGTAACGTTAAGAAGTTTAAGTCAGTTGTTATCGCAAGTGTCGAGTGGGTAGTTTCGCAGAAAGAGGAAACTCCGTACCTAAACGTTGAGCACCACCTACCAGGATATATCATTAATGAGCGATATAAACTTACGACCTACGAAGGCGGAGTCGACAACACGTACGGCTATCCAGTACAACTTTTCTTAATCGATAAAAAGGTAAGCGATAGCGAAATTGTTTCAACTGGCGTTCCGCATTTACTCGTACATCACATTCCGTACAAATCAACGGACGATCAGTGGGAAGGTAAAGGAACGTTAGAAGCGCTTGAAACGATTTTAATTGCGATAAATGACCGATTAGCACAGCTCGACTACGTCCTCTGGAAGCACAGTGATCCTACAGCGTATGGTCCAGAACTAGGTACGGGCAACAATGCACGATTAACCGGCGCTTATATTCCGGTTACTAACGAAGATAAAACGCCAGGCTATATGACTTGGGATGGACAATTAAACAGCGCCTTTAAGGAGCTGGAAACCTTAATCGGAATGGCGTTCCAAATTGCAGAGACTCCGCAATGGTTATTCGGAACTGTACTCGGCGACCAAAACGCAGGCGGAACCGGCACGTCACACACGGACGGAGCAGCGATTAAAGCACGCTTTATGCCAATCCTAACGAAAGTTGCACGTATTCGAACGCACTACGACCGCGCTTTACGAGATGCGCTATATAACTGCCAATTACTCGATATTGCGCATGGTGACGCTAATTTCACGCCAGTATATCCGGTGATTCATTGGCAAGACGGACTGCCACATAGCGAGAAAGAACAGGCCGAAATCATGGCGATTCGTACTGGCAACAGACCGACGATTGACCAGGCGACGGCGATTAAGCGTATGGACGGAGTAGATGATATTCAAGCCGCAGAAATCATGGCTAGAATCGAAGGAGATATGGAGCGAGAGGTTGGCACCGTAACATCATCGATATTTAACGAAGAAGTAGAGGAAACAATGGAGGAGGCTGACAGTTAATGCCCGAAGTACCTCAACCGAACTATGATTATGATGTAAAACGCCTAGTTAAAGCGTTTGAGCAAGCGTTAAAAGACGTACAGCGAGAACTTGATACGCTATTCCTTACGGATTTCGAACGTGCTCAAATCATCGCTGTAGAAAAGTCTATACGTAACATATTATCCGACATGACAAAATATGGAGATGAATGGGCTACCGTCGCGATGACTGCTGCAGCAACCGAAGGTATTGCATCGACCGTATATGCGCTAGGTTTGGTAAGTACGTATGAAAATGCACTCAAAGTCGTTAAATTCAATACGGCCAACAAACGCTTAGTCGACGCAGCAATTGCTGATACACAAGCCGACTTGCTCGCAGTAACGCAGAACATCGAACGCCAAGCGAAACTAGCAATTCGTAAGGCTACTGCAGAGGCTATGCGTTATAAACTCACACGAGGAATTAACGCAACACAAGATATATCGAAGGAAATACGCCAGCGAATCGTTAAAGCGACAGACGTTGCGATAATTGATGCGCGAGGCAATCGATGGAAAGTCGGTACTTATGCCGATATGCTCGCACGAACCAAAATGATGAACGCTCATCGAGAGGCGTCAATTAACGAGGCACTTTCGGAAGGTTCGCTGTACGGACGTATTAGTCGTCATGGAGCCAAAGACGCCTGCAGTAAATACGAAGGTAAAATCGTTAAGTTAGTCGCTGATGCGCCGGGAGATTATCCGTATATTGGCGATTTGCCACGAAATGAAATCTTCCATCCAAATTGCCGGCATTTGTGCAGCCCTTTACGTGATCCAAGTAAATATAATGAGTAAAACACGCCTTACGAAATGGCATTAAACTTTCGGAATAGTCGACGAGGACTTAAAACACGGAGGTAATACGATATGATTAACGATTTCAACGCATTATTAACGCTTAATCTTCAATATTTCGCAGAAGGCGGTGAGCAGGAAGCGCCTGAGACGAATCCAGACAGACCACCCGCCGAAACGCAAGTCGAATCGCCTGAGAGCGCAGAAAAGACTTTCACGCAAGCAGAATTAGACGATATTATCGCTAAACGTATTGAACGTGAGCGTAAGAAGTTCGCTGATTACGATGAAATCAAAGCGAAGGCGTCCGAGTATGAAGCGCAATTACAAGCGCAGCGTGAAGCTGAAATGTCCGAAGTAGAAAAGGCACAAGAGCAAGCGAAGCAATTTGAGACGCAGATGCAGGAATTAACGGCACAACTCGAAGCCGAACGCAATAATGCGCGCCAACAAGCGATTAAGAACGAATTTATTAAGGTAGCATCAAGCGCAAACATTATCGACGTTGACGCAGCTATGGCATTGTCTGATCTATCCGTGGTAGAAATCGGCGAAGATGGCAAAGTAAACGGAGTCGATGACGTTATTAAGACGCTTGTTGAAAATAAACCGTACCTGGTAGCGAAGAAGCAGACGCAACCTATCGGTACAGCTACAAACGGCGGTGGACAACAGTATCACGATAAGCCTGCCGAACAAATCTTAGAAGAACTCCGAAATAAGGCTCGTAAGAGTGGACGCATTGAGGACCGCGTAGCTTACGATAAAGCACGCAAACAATACGGTAAGTAGTCGTTGACGTAAAGTTGACGGCTTTTTATATTGCGGAAATTCCGCACAACAATACAAATATACGGAGGTTTTACCTTTATGAAAACAAACGAATTTAAAGCATTTTTACCATTAGACATTCAATTTTTCGCCGGCATCGATTCTACGTTAATTGTAGGTAAGCGCGAGGACGTAACGGAAAACTTATTACTTTTATCACCACAAGAAGCTCCAATGCTTGATCTTGTAGGTTTCGGCGAGTCGACTACACAAGATGAAATCGTATGGTTCGAAGATGAAACTTACGCGACTAAAACGACTGCATCGGCCGAAGCATTAGCGGGCGCAACTACATTATCGGTAGCAGATGGCTCAATTTTCGAAGCTAATACCGTAATCAAAGCAGGCGAAGAACTGTTAAAAGTCACAGCGGTATCGGGTAACGACTTAACAGTAGAGCGTGGTTATGCCGATACATCTGCAGCAACTATTGCCTTGGGAGATAAAGTCGAATTCCAATTCGTAGAAGGCGTAGAGGGCGCTGACGCTCGTAAAGCGCGATTCAAAAAACGTACGCGCCACACAAACGTAACGCAAATCTTCGATGGTACTATCACGATTACAGGAACAGCAGCAGCGGTATCACAGCACGGTATCGACGACTTATATGCTTATGAGAAAGCGAAGAAAGAAAAAGAGTTAGCGCTTCAATTAGAAAAAGCAGTAATTAACGGTGTTCGATATACGTCACCAAACGGCTTAGTACGTCAAATGGGTGGTATTCGACAGTTCATTAAGACGAACGTACTAAACGGCGCAAGCGTAGCAGTAAATACGGAAATCTTAAACGACGCATTCCAAGCAATCGCGGAAGCTACGGGGCAAAACGTGGGCGCTGGATACAAAATCATCGTATCTCCAAAACAAAAACGCGCTATCTCTCGTATGGACGCTGACAAAATTAACTTAACACGCCAAGATAACGGACGCGGTCAAGTAGTTGATTACTTCGTAGGCGACTTCGGTGAGTCTGAAATCGTAGTTAACCCAAACTTAGAGGCTGACGAAATCTTTATCGTAGACATCGATCGTATTAAAATCCGCCCATTACAAACTCGCCAATTCGGCCATGAGTATCTAGGAAAAGTCGGAGATTCGTTCACAGGTTCTATCGTAGGAGAATACACGTTAGAATTCCACGAAGAAAAAGCACACGCTCGTATCAAAGGTCTTAAAAAGTAATTAGCGTAAATGGGGTGGTTTTATCCGCCTCTTAACGCTATACTAACGGACTTATAACGAAAGGAGCGCAAATAAATAATGGCGAAATTTACATCGAAATATCCGTCGTACGGCTTTTACGCTAACGGCGAATTAAAGCGATTCAGTAACGGCATTTACGTTACAGACGATAAAGATGAAATTGTTACCCTATCCGGATTACGAGACGTTGAAATCGTCGTAGATGAACCGAAAGAAACGAAACAATCGGAGGCAAAGCCCGCAGCTAAGGCGCCAGCTAAACGTACAGCCTCCACTAAATAAAATGGAGGTGTGACGTATGGATTGGAATTTAGTCGAAGTTACCGACTATGTTACGTATCATGCGGTTGATAACGAGGACTTTTTAGCGTCCGATGATACGCAGAAGATACGGTTTTTAAATGTTGGCGAGCGTACCTTACGACGAGCATTTAAAGGCTACGCTATTCCAAACGAAGCGTGCTATTTGTTTGCCTGCGTACTTAACGCTAACTTTAACGATACGACCGTAATGGCACAGCGAGGCATTGCCGGATTCAGTATCGACGGCATTTCGTTCACCTTCAAGGATTGGGCGAAAAAAGAGCTAGACGACTTAATTACGGATGACATTCGCGATCTTATTGAAGAAGCTAATCCGGATATCGACAGCAATAATGGCCGCGTAAAGTGGGTGACGCTCTAATGGCGATTGTACCACTAAAACAAAAGGCGTTCGTGCGTAAATACATCGCAGACAATAACGATGGATGGGCGACTGATGATTACGCAGAGCCAGTTGAATATGCGGTCAGAGCTACGGAACGCTTCCAAGTCGTCACGAATCAATTAGGCGAAGAAGTAACAGCGTCAGTTAAGCTGTTGTTCGATAAGATGCCGGATATTAACTACAACGACATTGTTTCGTACACAAACGAGCTTGGCGCCACTATTGAGCGCGAGCCAATATCGATTAAACCTACGCGGATGATTAACGGTAAACCAACGTTGACATCCGTTTTCTTGTGAGGTGACGAAATGGCGGAGTTTTATTTCGAAGCTAGCGGATTAGGGCAAACAACAGCACGTACAGTCGAAGCTACAGCACGCGGTATGCTGAACGGACTCACAGACGTTAAGAACGATTGGAAAGCCGAATCGGTCGATATTGCGCCGATTGATACGAGTAATTTACGACAGCAAATAGCTGCAGAAGTGTTTACGGAAGGTAATGACAAAGGCGTTGAAATCAGCGCTAATGCTACACGCGGTGAAAGGCGATTTAACTACGCTTACTATATTCACGAAGAAGATGCGGGCGGCGCGAACGTTAATGGTGAAAAGAAATTCCTCGACAAGCCAGCGCAACAAAACCAGGAAAAATGGGCGGATTGGATCGAGAGGGAAATCGAATCAGAGCTTAGAAGGGCGGGATGGTAGTCTATGGCGGACATAATCAAAGAAATCGATACGATAGGTGATTTACTGGCGACTGTAGGCGTTACTCGCTTTTATAAGCAGGACCTGCCGTTAAAGTACGTTGCTAATACAATTGGCATCCGATGGCAAGGCGATAGTGACGATGATTTCACGCAAGCAGCATACGAAATCAACCGTATTTACCAAGTTATCTACTTCGGAAGTAACGAGGTTGATTGTATAAATAAAGCGAAAATGATCCGTTCGAAATTGAGCGATTATTTATCGAAGAAAGTTAAATTACGAGGCTCTGACGACTTTATGACGTTGGAGTCTTTTAATATGTCGGCACCGTTCAAAACGGACACAGATGGCGTTTATGCTGTTATTGGTGTGCTTAACGCATCATTGCTCGAAGCATATACGAAACCGACATACACGAAAATGAACGAAGTTATCACTACGATAATTGAAGGAGGAAATTAGACTATGGCAAACGGAGGATCATGGGATGCTTCTGCACTACCAATTCGCCCAGGGCTGTACGCAAACTTCGTAAAAGCTGCGGGTTTGTCAATTATGGGCGGCGCTAGAGGTATTGTAGCAGTTCCAATCTTTACTTACACTGGCGGAAAAGCCACGTCCGGAAAGTTTTACACTGTAAACTCGGTTCCTGACGGCATTGATCTCGTAGGCAGCGCAAATGCAACGCCTATCACTCGAATTTTAGAAGGCGGCGCTAAAGAAGTTTTAGTTTATGCGGTGCCAGCGCTAGGTGAAGGTACAGCTACGGAGCAATACGCTAATATGCGAGAAGCTTATTCAGTTCAAGACTTTAACGTCTTTGTATACCCGACAGTTGTCGATGATACAGAGCAAACGGCAACAAAAGCATGGGTGAGCGCGTGTCGCAGTGAAGGTAAGCACTTTACGTATGTAGCTGGCGGGGACGCTGAAAGTGACGCTGATATCGCATCAGGAAATGCTCGATCAATAGCACTCAAAGACGAGTATATCGTGAATTTAGTGACTGGAGTAGTTTTGCCAAATGGAACAGAGGTTCAATCAGCGGATTATGCGCCTTATATCGCAGGACTTATCGCAGGTACTCCGATTAATAAGTCTACTACTTATGCGGAATTGCCAGTTGTGGACGTTACTTTACGTCTTAAAAACTCGCAAATCGAAACGGCACTTACTTCCGGCTCATTAGTAATCGTTAAGGACGGAAATAAAGTACGAATCGAGCAAGGGATTACTACGAATAGTGACGCTACGGAACGAGGTAAGATTCGTACAACACGTGCTAAACAAGCGGTTGCTACAGACTTACCGTCAGCAGCACGCGATAACTACATCGGCAAAATCGATAACAATCCGAATGGTCAAGCATCGCTAATCGCAGCGTTCAAAGCTTACTTAGAAACGTTAGCTGGCGAAAATGTCTTAGCTGATCCGCGTGTTGCGCTCAGTCCTAGCTTTAAGTCGGAAGGCGACAAGGTATTTATCGATGTATCATACGAGGACCTAGATTCGGTAGAACGTATTTTCCTAACGATTACGCACTAATAGACGACAAATTAACGGAGGTATAACGCATGGTTATGAAATCGACAGATGCCGTATCAGGTACGTTTGGTAAGTTAATTCTCGATGGCGAGTGGCTTACGAACGTCTACGGCGTAGAAGTTAACGGCGAAGTAAATTACGAGGATGTAAAGCGCTCAGGCACTCGCTCAAAGGGTAAAAAGGCGATGGACTTCGAATTTACTGGAACGATTAAGTCGTACAAAATGAGCAACGAATTCGCGAAGAAGATTGGCCAGATTACAGACGACACTAAAGGCGCGTTTGTAACGGAGCTGATCGTCGCATTAGAGGACCCGGAAAATGCGCCAGTTGGTGCGGAGAAAATCCGAATCAAAGGCGTTCAATTTACGAATATTCCAGTTATCAACTTTGAGCACGGCTCACTCGTTGAGGAAGAATTGCAGTTCGTCTGCGAAGGTTACGAGTATATCACTATTTAGTTCAAAATGACGCAAGGGCTACGGCTCTTAGCGTCCTTTTAAATTCGAAAATAAACTCAACGGAGGTTTTATATATGGACGCATTACAAGCATTACTAGGCGCAAAGCCAGCGACTGAAATTACGGCACAGGTGAAAATCAAACGCTTAGGTACAGAATTTACGATCAAGGCGCTAACTGGCGAGGACATCGATAAGATTCGGGACCAAGCGACTTACCCAACGAAAAACGGTAAAAAAACGGAGTTAAAAGTAAACGAGGAAGAAGTAGCACGACTACTTATCGTTAAAGCCGTAGTATCACCTAACTTTTCTGATGCGAGCTTACTTAAACATTTCGAAGCCTCAGACGCAGGAGAGTGCGTTCAAAAGGCGCTATTAGCTGGCGAGGTTGCTGCGTTACAAAACGAAATCTTAATGTTATCCGGCTTTGATGACGAGGAAGAAATCGAAGAAGCAAAAAACTAATAAAGGCGGGCGGCGAAGCGTTTTTGCTGCACCGCATATGGCAAGACAAGCACGTCCTTCCTCACGAAATTTACGCATTAGAAAGACGTTATAAAAACTTCGTTTTCGCATCTGAAATGCTTGTCATCGAGGAAGAAGAAAAGGCAGAAAAAGAACGCCAGAAAGGAGGAAAATAGATGGCCGTAAATTTAACCGCAGTATTCCGAGTTCGCGATCAAGGAACTTCGAGGCTTCGTCAAATTACATCGATGATGGACCGCATGAACCGTACAAGCCGAACTACTAGCGATAGTATGTCGCGAGCACAGTCGGCGACTAACCGACTTGGCGGAGCAGTGTCGTCAGCAACAGGACGTATGGACGGATTTTCAGCAAGAGTCAGTCGTTTACACGTAGGCTCTAACGGATTAAGCGCCTCTTTTGGCGGTTTACAAAGTACATTGCTCGGACTGGCTAGTGCGTATTTGACTGCACAAGGGGCGGCTAAAGCTTTCGATATGACAATCGGGGCGGCAGCACGATACGAACAAGCAGAAGTCGCGGTAAAGGCGATTTTTAATGATACGAAGAAATCCAGCGCGTATCTGCAAATGGTCGATAAAATGGCGATTGATTCACCGTTGCTAAATTCTGGTGAGATGCTTAAGTCGTCGAAAGCGTTAGTTGCAATGACAAAAGACGTTGGAGAGCTAGGGAAAGCCTGGTCGATTATCGAACGTTTAATGGTGCTGGACCCTACCCAGGGAACTGACGGAGCAGCCTTTGCCTTGAAAGAGATGTGGCAGGGGGATGCACTTTCTATGGTTGAGCGTTTTGGGCTTAGTAAGAGCAAGCTAAACGATATAAAGAAAATGGGCATCGCAGAACAGAACGCTGAACTTAATAAAATGCTTAACAAGATGGGAATAACGCAAAAAACCGTAAACTCTATGGGCGAGACGACTCTCGGCTATTGGGCGCAAATACAAGAACGAGTCGATAAGTTCATGCGACAAGTTGGTAATCTCGGAAACTCTAAGCTTGGTGACACGTTAGGCAAAATCGTTGAAGCCTTCGACAATACGGATTTGGACAGTATTGCAGCGAAACTGGACGCTAAACTCGCAGGGATAGTCGATAAAGCCATCGCCTTCGGTAAGCTCCTATGGCAGTGGCGAGAGCCTATCACTTACATCGCCGGAGCACTTACCGCAGCATTGGGCGCATTTGCAATCGTAGGAATCATCGCCGCATTAGTGAATCCAGTAGCGTTAATTGCCGCTGGAATAGCCGCAGCAGCAGTTGGATTTAAAGCACTCTATGACAATAGTAAAACATTTCGTAGCATTATAACTGGCATAGGTAGTGCTTTTAAAGCTGTATCAACAATATTTAAAAGTGGATTCAAAGGTTATGGTTCAGCAAGAAATGTTCTAGAAGAAGCTGGATTTAATGAGGGACAGGTAAGACTAGTTATAAAGTTTGCTTATTCTTTAAAAGGCGCGTTCGATAAGGTTAGAGGATCTTTTCAAGCAGTTTCTCATATCTTTTCGGGAGAGTATAGAGCGGCGAGAGACCTTTTGAAAGCTGTCGGACTTGATGAAACTCAAGTAAAGTCAGTTATAAAATTCTCTTATATCTTAAAAGGGGCAGTTGATAAGGTAAAGAGTGTATTCAAAGAACTGACTACAGCATTCAACGAAGGCGGCATCGGCGGCGTGTTTGACAAGTTATTCGGAGAGGGTTCATTCGAAACGCTCAAAACGAAATTCGAAGAGATCAGATCGTATATTACCGAAAAATTCGGTCAACTCAAAGGCGTTTTTGGGCGACTGAAAGAAACGTTCTCCCAAGCGTTTTCAACTATCGCTGACATCATCTCAAATGTATGGTCGATTATTGAGCCTTATTTGAGCGGATTCTGGAACATTCTGCAGGTTATCGGCGATATCGCAATGATTGTTTTTAATAATGTAATTGTTCCGGCATTCTCGTTCTTGATTCAGTTGTTTTCGACGTTATGGTCCATCGCAAAGCCTATTTTAACGGCGTTAGGGATTGCTTGGGAGGCTTTGTCTGCCATTATAAAGTGGGCATGGGACAACGTTTTAGCACCGTTAGTTGACTTCATTTTAACTGGCGTTAAAAATGCGTTAGATAACTTTTCCGGAGCGTTAGCTATCGTTCAAGGATGGTTCGAAACGCTTAGCGGATGGATTTCGACTGCAAAGGGCCATGTAAAGGACTTTATCGGATTTATCTCTAGCGCTAAGCTGCCGAGCTGGATTAGTAACGGAATTAACGCCGGAGTAAATTTCGTCGGAAATTTAATCGGTGCTGGCGACGGCAAAAAAGGCGGTAAGAAATCGCACTATAGCGGACTAGATTCTGTGCCATATGACGGTTATTCGGCGCGGTTACACAAAAACGAAAAAGTTCTTACTGCACGGGAGGCTAAAGCTTATGACGAAGGTCAAGGCAGATTAGGCGGAGGAGTCGTTATCTCTGGCAACAACTTCACAGTACGTGAAGAGGCAGACATACATCGCATAGCGTTTGAGCTAGCGAAATTAATCGAACAGGAGATGGTGCAAACTGGCTAAGAGTCCTATCGCAATATGGCTGAAAGATCGTCATAACGTTTATAAGCAATTTCCGGTAAATCCCGAAGTAGTCAGTCGCGAATCTCCTTTCGATTTCACGACGGTCAAAATCGCTAGTCTCGGTGATATCATCATTCCAGGTGAGCGAGGATTGAAGAAGTATTCGTTTAGTTCGTTCTTTCCTCGCGACTATAATCCGACCTACTGCGAATACGAGAATTTTATGGAGCCGTGGAAATGGGTTGAGCAAATCGAAAACTGGCGGGATACACGATTAAACATTCGCTTAATCATTACAGGCACACCGATTAGCGTTCCAGTATTTGTTGAATCATTCGACTTAGAGCCAGAGAAAGCCGGAGCACCTGGCGATATTTATTATTCAATTACTTTTGTGGAGCATCGCCCATTTACTGCTAAACAGTTGGTTACTGACAGCAAAGGTAAAACAACTGCGACCGCCCCAAAACAGCAGACACAATCGCAATCAAAAGATATAAAGCCTTCAACTTATACAGTTGTAAAAGGAGATACGCTATCTAAGATTGCTAAAGCTGAGTATGGCGATATTTCTAAATGGAAAAAGATTTACGAAGCTAATAAGAAAACCATTGGCAAGAATCCGGACGTAATTAAGCCAGGACAAAAGTTGGTGATCCCCGTATGAATTTACGAATACTCATTAATGGTTCTTTCGATATCTCCGAAATGGTATCTTCTGCAGAGTTATCAGGAGACACATCGAAGTTTAATCGGCAGCTAAATGTCAACGCAATTGTAACGAAGGATGGTCGTACGCCTCAATTCCGTGTAAGCGAAGGTAGTCGTATCTCGTTACGAATTGATAATAAGCTACTTTTCGTCGGAGTTGTGTTTTCGCATGAAGTAAATAGCGATGGTAACGTCACTTTGACGGCTTACGACAGTAACGTTTATCTGACGAAATCAAACGATTCGCGAATATTTAAAAACAAAAAGGCGTCTGAGGTCATTACGATGCTTGCTAAAGACTTCGGTATCAAAACAGGTAAAATTGCAGATACCGGCTACGTTATTCCTTACTTGCGTATGTCTAATAAGACATTATTCGATATGGTCGTAACTGCGCTAAAACTCACGGCTAGTCAGACAGGCAAGCGATTCTTTATCGGTAACGATGGCGGTAATCTGACGCTAAAAGAAGGCGCAAAATCTGATACAAAGTACGTATTTAAAGACGGAGCAAATCTAATCAGCGCATCTTTCAAATCGTCTATTGAGGACACCATTACGCAAGTTAAAGTAATTGGCGGCGCAAAAGGTAAGGAGATATCGGTTGTTGCTAAAAACGAAAAGCTCCGTCAAAAATTCGGCGTAATGCAAGCTTTAGAGACAATGGACGAAAAGGCTACGGCATCTCAGATAAAGCAACGAGCTGACGCCTTAATGAAGCAAAAAGGCGTAATTGACGAACAGTATCAAGTGGAAGTCTTAGGCATTCCGGAAGTAGATGTCGGCACGCCAGTTTACATTAAAAACGTTATGACAGGCATTTATGGTGCGTTTTATGTAACGTCAGTAAAGCACACATACGCAGAAAATCATTTGATGTCGTTAGAACTCAGTCGAACTTACGATTTACCAGACATCGAGATTAGCTCGGATGATTTAAAGCCGGAAGAAGTAAAAGCTAAAGGTTCGAAGAAAAAGAAAACATCTAAGAAAGCGCTAGAAGCAGAGAAGAAAAAGGAGGCGACTAAACAGTGACGATGGAAGGAAGTGGAGCATCTCGACTAAAGCAGATTATTGTAGGCAGTTCCAGTCCATCTGGCGTTGACATTAAACGAGCAATCGTTAAAACGTTGCCTCCAGAAATATCCGTTCAAGTCGACGGTGATTCAATCGATACGCCTGCGGAAGGCATTATTGTCGCGGAGCACCTAACCGAACACAAACGCACTATCAACGGTTCAGAAGTAATATTTAGTTGCGACTTGAAAATTAACGATCCCGTTATTGTAGCGATAGCGAACGACGGTCAGGTCGTATATGTGTTAGATAAGGCGGTGATTTAACGTGACATTAACACCGATTGAGTACGAAATCTTAGCAGAAGAAGATGAAAATCTCGACTTAGACTCTGACGCACTGCCTGAACTTGAAACGTCTAAAACGTGGCTAATCGACTTAGAAAACGGACGTCTCGGTACTTTTATTGACGAGGAAGAAGCTATTCGTCAATACATTCGAAAAGCGCTTATGACCTCACGAAATCGTTATCTGATTTATGATGATACGTATGGCGAAGATTTGCGCGATTTAATCGGTCAGAATTTATCGAAAGCGCTAATGGACGTAGAAATTCCACGAGTGGTCCGTGAAGCTATCGAAGGCGACGACCGTATTGAGGAAGTATCTGACGTAAATGTGACGCAATACAATTCCGATAGCATCTTAATCGAAGTAACGGTTATTACAACTACTGGACTATTCTTAACCGAGGAGGTGACGACTTAATGGCGATAACACCGCGATTTAGCGACCAAACAGAAACAGCGATTTTAGACCGATTGCTGGATGCGATTGTTCCCGAAGTAGACAAACGCCAAGGCTCAATAGCCTACGATTTATCCGATCCTGCAGCGCAAGAGTTCGCTCATGCTTATATTTCGCTCGACAGGACGCTAAGCTATGCGTTTCTAAACGAAGATATGCCGTCAGATTTATTGACGACTGCAGCGTCAGATTTTGGAGTTGACCGCAAGCCGGCCATCAAAGCGAAAGGTGAAGTAACGTTTACCGGTCAAATTGGTCAGTTCATTCCGAAGGATACGCAAGTTCGAACGGACGATGGCGTTTATTTTCTCACGCTTAATGACGCTGCCTTAACGCAAGAAACGACGAAAGTTCAAGTTGAGGCAGAGATAGGCGGTATCAGCGGAAATGTCGATATTGGAAAAATTGATACAGTCGTAGGCGATTTAGCCGGAGTGCTTACCGTCACAAACGAATTAGCGTTCGATAACGGCGTAGACGAAGAATCGGACGAATCATTATTACAACGTGTTTACGATAAAGTCCGCAAGCCAGCAACGTCTGGCAACGTTTATCACTACGAACAATGGGCGCGTGAAGTATCTGGCGTAGGTGCTGCGCGAGTTTATCCGACTTGGAATGGTCCTGGCACAGTTAAAGTCGTTTTGTTAGGCGATGACAAGCAGGCGCCTTCTCAAACGGTTATTGACGCAGTGATAACGCACATTGGAGAAGAACGTCCAGTAGGCGCTAATGTGACTGTAGTAGGTGCAACGGAAGTGTCAATTAATATTAACGCAGATTTAACGCTTGCTAGTGGCGCATCAATAGGCGATGTTAAAGCTGACATCGAAAAGGCCGTTCAAGCTTATTTAGAATCGCTAGCCTTCAACGATACGCTTATTCGATATACGCGAATTGCTGCGATTCTGCTCGACGTACCTCGCATTATTGACTACGCAAATCTAACGGTCAATGGCGGCGAATCAAACATCGAAGTGACTGACGAGCAAGTTGCGATTTTAGGGACGGTGACTGTCAATGCCGTATGATCGTAAATTAATCGATTATGTGCCGCCTTATTACAACGAATTGCTCGAATCTAGCGAACTATTATCCGCAGAAGATGCGGAGTTTGCGCGCCTGACTGCTAGTATTGACGATTTATTATTACAATTTAACGTTAGTACAGCGACGTGGGGATTGCGTGAATGGGAACGTATTTGTGGAATAGTGACCGATACTAATAAAACGCTTGGTGAGCGGCGGAGCAACATTAAGGCGCGACTACGCGGCGCTGGCGTTGTAACTGCGTCTCACATAAAGAACGTAGCTGACGGATACTACGGTGGCGAGACGGATATAATCGAACGATATTCGGAATATCTAATCGTCGTTAAATTTACGTCAAGCTACGGAGTGCCTTCGAATCTATCGGACTTGCAAGAGGTTTTGCGCGAGATTATTCCAGCACATTTAGCGATTGAGTACGAGTTCAAATTCGTGACTTACGATATTTTAAAGAACGCATATAGCACGTATAATGACGTGCTTGCTAGCGGAAATACTTACGATGAAATAATGAATGGAGGCGTCTAGATGGCGACACCAAACTATAATTTGCCAACTATTAGCGGAAATATGACCGCTGATGTAGTTCGGGATATGAACGCTTTGGCGGAGGCTACGGATACCGCGATTAAAGAGGCGATTGATAACGTAGATTTGTCTGGAATTAATACGAAGCTCGATAGTCATATCAAAGATGATATAGGGCATGTATGGTATTGTGGTTCTTCTGTTGGTCAAGATGTTTTAGTTTTAACTGCTAACATGTTACCTATTATGGATAAAAACGCGGAAAAGCCTGTCCCGAAAGTCGGTGTTGCTTTTAGGTTTATAAAAGGTAGTCAGAACAATGCTGGAAGTGTAACGCTTTCTGTGATAGTGAATGGTAAATCCTCTATCGCGTATCCAGTAATGAAACCCGACGCTACGCAATTAATGGCTGGGGACTTAGTAGGCGGTGTTATATACACTGTGGCGTTTACAGGTACTTTTTTTGCCTTACAGGGTGAAAGCGGGGTGAAAGTAACTAGAAATAACGCAAGCTACAATACGGCTGGGACATACGAATTAACCGTCCCTAAAGGCGTTAGCAAAATAACCGCCTACATCTTCGGAGCTGGCGGCGGTGGTGGTTGTTTTAACTCCGCGCTCAATAGAGGCGGTGGAGGTGGCGGCGGTGGTGCATTCTTATTAGCTTCAATAAACGTCACGCCTGGTCAGAAACTAACTATTATTGTCGGCAAAGGCGGTAGTGGTAGCGGAGCTGCGCAACAACACGGTGTTAGTGGGGGCTATTCCTCCGTACGTTCTAATGGAGTAGACTTCATAGCGGGCGGCGGTGGAGGTGGTGCTAGTGGTGGTAACGGTGGCGGCACTCAAGATAGCGGGCTCGGTGGTGAAGGTGGCGTTTACAATAAAACTTATGTGCCCCCGGGTGGTTCTTATGATAATAAAGACGGCACATTATACAGCTTTGCAGCTAACAGTGTCGCTAATCTAAGCGAGCGGCTTGTTTCTTTTGGTGGTGGAGACGGTGCTTATTTCACAAACTCGTCCGACGGAGGCGGTGGAGGCGGTGCCGCTAGTGACGTTTCAGGTGGTAAAAAAGGGTCGTTTTCTTATGGTGGTGCTTATGGTCCTTACGCCACTAACATTTACGGCGGTCCGGGAGGTGCGGGAGCAATTTACAGCGCTAGTGCTAAGTCGGGTAATGCGCCCGGTGGAGGCGGTGGCGGTGGCGGATTTGTCAACAACGCTTACGTAGGAGGCGCTAACGGAGCAGACGGTAGAGTCATGTTGTATTGGTAACAACTAACAAAGGAGTGAAGCTTATGATTATCATTAACAATACAGAGGAAACGAAAGTCAAAGTATTAAGCGTGTTTTCGTTTGGAGAAATCGCGATCGATTATGACATGAGTACTTTTCCGCAACCTGAAAACATACCAGGTAAAACGTACGAAATGTTCTACGACAAGGAAACAAAGTCGTTATATTATGAGTACACTGATATTCCTAAAACAGAGATTGAGTTGTTACAAGCCGAGAATGAAGCATTTAAACAATCTCAAGCAGATCAAGACGAAAATATTATGCTGCTACTGTTGGGAGGTAATTAATATGAGCGCTATATATAATCTATTCTTACGTAATTGGTGTAATTGCAGAGCGTCCGAGGAGCAAATTGATTTAGCGGCTACAAAAGGTCTAATTACCGAAGATGAAGCCGTTAAAATAAAGGAAACTCCGCAAAATTCGCCAGCATAATCGTTATAAAGGAGGTCGCAAATGAACGATCAATCAGTATTACTTGACGTATATGAACGTCTTGGCGGAATCGACGCGAAGATAGACGATTTCAGGACGATACGCGAAACGGCCAATCGAGCGGAAGCAACCGCAGAACAGGCATTAACGCTGAGTCAACGCAATGAAGCCGAATTGAAAGACATGCGCACAGAGACGAATAACAATAGACGCTGGCTTATCGGTACAGTCATCGGAGGAGTCTTGTCGATGGCATCCGTTATTGTCGCTATCATTGCGGTTTTAGCTAATTAATCACGAAAGGATTGACGCATATATGACGCAAATTAACTGGAAAGTGCGCATCAAAAATCCGCAGTTTTGGATTTCGGTAGCTTTATCGCTAGGCACGCCGTTATTCGCTTACTACGGTATTTCTGGCGCAGAATTAACAACGTGGGGTAGCGTATGGAGCCTCGCAACTGATGCGGTCTCAAATCCGTATGTGCTGACGTTGATGGGCGCAAGCTTATACGGTTCGTTGAACGATCCTACTACGAAGGGATTCAGCGATAGTCAACGCGCTATGTCGTACCATAAACCGGGTGAGATGAAATGAGCTATACGTTTAAACAAAACCTATTGCCAGCGAGCAAGTACCCGATTAAGTCGCCGTATTCGATGACGCCTCAATTTATTACGGTGCACAATACGGCCAATGATGCGTCTGCAGAGAACGAAATTAAATACATGCTTACGAACGGCAATCAAGTATCGTACCATGTCGCAGTGGATGATAAAAACGTTATTCAAGCTATTCCGTTCAATCGTAATGCCTGGCATTGTGGGGACGGACAGGGCAGCGGTAATCTAAAGTCTATCGGCGTGGAAATCTGCTACAGCAAAAGTGGCGGCGCTAGGTATCTTATTGCCGAGGAAAATGCCGTACAATATATCGCTAGCCTATTGAAGCAATACGGTTGGAGCATCGAACGAGTACGTAAACACCAGGACTGGAACGGTAAGTATTGCCCTCATCGTATTTTAGACGAAGGACGTTGGAGCAGCTTCTTAAAACGCATTGAGAACGCATTGAACGCTAAAAACGAAATAGTCGGAGAGGATGACGATGTTATGCAATTTACAAATGAAACACTTAAAGCTGCAGTACGCGACTACCTCAAACAAGCTGTAGAAAAAAAGCTTATTGATAAATCGCACCTCGAAAAATTTGATGCTGGAACATTGACTAGCGGAGACTTCGAAGGATTAAAGATCATCGTTGCACAACGTAGTTAATACGATTAAAAGACCGTAGGGCATCGCTGCCTTGCGGTCGATTTTTTATGCTCAATCTCGCCACTTCATATCGAGAAATTCGTTTACTGCCTCCTTAATTCGCGTCACAGGGCTTCCGACTTCCTCAATCACATATTCAATCAACGAAGCCCACGAATGGTGCGATTCGCCTTTCTTCGTTACATACCGTAAAATCGCCTGCAGCTCACGCATCTGTGAATTAGTCAATTCCTCCGTTAAATACTGTTTGATATACGCATTTACAAATCGGATATTCTTCATTCCTATATCGAGTAATATCGCTACTGTCCGTGACGGCGTACAATCCAACGCATAGCTCAACAAAGCAACCGATTCAAACTCTTTCTGCGTAAATCTTATCGTCACACGTTCTCCTCTTACTTTTGGCCGTTTCTCCATCGTCTCGTTCGTTATATGTCCGCGAAACATCGTATGGCCCATAATAAGATCACGCTTGAAATAGACGGATAGTTGTTCGATTACTTTGCGGTCATGGAGGACAAGCATCGCCATTTGTTGGCATACGTCCTTGACTGGCGTAAACGTGATATAAGAAATACGGTAAAGAACGTCTTTTAAATCCAACGAGATAGTGGGCTTTACATCTCGCTTCTTATCTGAGCGAGCTAAACGGGCCTTCCCTGCTCTTTCGATTTTCATTTTCTCCCTCCCAAAGGCGAAGTTAGCGTAGGGACACATTCCAGACGTCCCTAGCACGTTTCTATAAAGTATGAGAGAGCGAAGTTGTCCTATTCCTGATTAGATTTTTAATCGGCGGGGCATAATGGTTTTAAAAGGCGGTGAATTATCGATGGCAAACGAAGATAAAAAACGTTCAATCGTGGAAGGCGTGGCTAAAATGTCTGAGAAGTACGGCTACCCTACTATCCCAAAAAAGAAGAAGAAAAAGAAAAAGACCGAGTAGACTTTGCGTTGTCCACTCGGTTTTATTTACTTATTATACTTACTATCCAGTTCGGTTACGGATTGTAAAAAGTCTAATGTGGCGGCTTGTATCTTTTCGTAATCAAAACCGTGATTTTGACCCATTTGGGAAATTAAGAAAGTCAGTAAATAGTTTTTATCAACATTCTCCAACATTTTTCTGATTTGATTTTGTTCCTCAAATGTCAAGGCAGTCACCTCTTTGTGTTAGTTTCATTTAATCGTTATCATATACTCGCTTTGAGCCAAAGCCGAGTTTTTTCTTCGGTTTCACTTCCTGAGCTATTGGTCCACTATCGCCACGCTGTGCAAGCACCTCGTCCAGTAATCGCTTAACTCTAACGTCGAATTGTTCTTCCTCTTTATGTCGCATGTACGCTCTCGCAGCCATCTTAAAAAATGTTGCTCGCTGCAATCCACTTGCTTGCATTTCTTCGATTATATCCGCATCTGCTTCCGTTAGTACGACCTCAACGCGTAGCTTCGTCAACAGTAGTCACCTCATTTATCAAGCCATATTTGTAATATCCGCGTACATTCGCTGTTTCACTGCCAGGTACAAAATGCGCTATTTTAATTACGCGATTAAACTCGTCTTTAATAAGAAGATTCGCAGTTCCGCCAGTTACGTATATTTTTCGCATACTTGCCATTGCTTTAAACGTCGACTTCACGGATTGTGCTATGTTGCGTGTATATAATTTGCGTTCCTTCATAATCATGTCCGTAAAATCAAGCGTTTCACGACCGTTTGGTGACCACGTATAGACCTCTTTATCGTTGCCCTCACGTACAATACGCTCAACCTCATGCTCTGAGATTTTATAGCCTTTATCGATAATTCGGTTACGAATCTCCGTGAATAGCGAATATGACCCTTCTTCAAGCTGAACGCGATGCTTCGTATCGAGGTTCATATTATCGAATGCGTTGATAATAACCGTACCGCCACCAACGTCAACCACGCCTACATAACCGTCCTCAATATCGTTATCTTCTTTAATATTGCCTAAAGCGTCAACCATAGCGTCGATTGCTGTGCCGACAGGCTGCATAAGTACGTCAACTGATCGTACGTGTACGTAATGGTCCACACCGTCAATTTTAGCGCTGTGTACTCCGATTAGTGCGTTGCGAATATGTCGGATTGTTTCTTCGTTATCATAATCGTCTGTTGGTACGCCTGTTACGACAGCAACATCGATTGCATTCTTAGTTGAATCGCTAAAGTCGCGCGCTAATTCCGCAAGTGCTAGGTCGGATAACACTTTAAATTCAAGCGTATCATATCGTCTATTGAAGTCTAATGTATCTGTAACACGTTTGCGGTTTACGTCTAAGCCCGTTCCCCAGACGTATGTAAAGTCGGCATCTCGCCCACTGACGTAATCACTTGTTGTCTGTTCTTCCTTTTTAACTAACGCTAGTACGTCGCGCTTGCCGTATTCTGCGGCATTAACAAAATAACTAGGTAGGACTTTCGTAGCTTTTTCGCTCATTAACTTAACTTGACGGTTTCCTAAATCTAACGCAAATAATTGCATTTAATCGCCTCCGATTTGTTTTATACCGTAATTATAACACAAATTTACCGTAATGCAACACTTACCAAAAAATTTACCGTAATTGATTACGTATAATTTACCGTAAATTAGATATATACATAAAAATAACGCTACCTCATTTTCGAGATAGCGCGTCTGGGGATAAATGAATTTTATGCTTGCATTTCCGTTTTTTGCGGTGTAAAGTTGTGGATAACAAAACAAATGAACGGAAATAGAAAAAAGCCGGCGTGTTAAGAGGTGTACCACCACCCGTTAACCGTCAACCGCGAACCGAACTCGCGACCAACACTTTACCGACTTTTTTTCGTTTACATATATAATATAGACATTGTAGCATCTATTTATGTGTGTGTAAAGCGATTTTAAGTAAAATAAAGCGTCTGTGTCGTAAGTAAAATGCGATATAGGCGCTTTTTCGTTTTCCCTAACGGAGGGTAACGCTATGACTACTAATACATACGCAGAAGAACGTGGATATGACATGCTATCTAAATTCGATAGTATACGAGATTTCAATAATCAATTCGAACAAGCTATGCTGACGATAAAATCCGTATTTACTAAATCGGAATACATTGCGCTTAATAAGTTGCGCAAATTCGCAGGCAGCGCAATAGCCGGCGTTGCTTGGTGCAAAGCACAAAAAGCCGTAGCTGCTACGCATATGGACGCACTGATTGGCGTTAGTCGCTCGACTTTCAATCGAATGCTCCGTAAGGCAGCGTCGCATAATCTGCTAACAATTATTCGCCAGGAGCGCAGTAATAAGTATCAAACGCATAACGTTTACGTGTTTAATCGTGCTGACGAAGTTGTCGAAATTGTTTCAAAAACGGATACAATTGACGTAGCTGACAACGCGAAAATTGACCAAGCAATATCTCTTAGTCTTTCCGATCTACCATTACAAAAACAAGTAAAAGAACTTAAAGAGACGCATATAAGCGATTCTGAAAATGAAGCCGAAGTGCAAAAAGACGTTGAGCAGACGATGACAGTTGAAGAACAACGCCAGTATGTCGAGAAGTACACAACTAACGAATACCAAATCGCTACATTCCGTCTAATTGACTCTATGCCAATGGCAAGCGCAATCAAAGCGCAAGCACACGTAATAGCTCTACGAGTAGGCTCAGACGCTACGATTACGGACTTCATTCGTGCTAAAACGGTGCTCCTAAATATGTCCATATCAGCAGGCGAAGGTGCGTCGTTTAATAACGTCGTAGGAGCGTTTACAGCTTCGTATAACAACGCAAAAGCGCGTCCAAGCTATAAGCCTAAACAGGCAGAAAAAGCGTCTGGAACGAAAGCTGTGCCGTTTTACAACTGGCTGAAAGAGCGGAGTCATGCGTCTGGTCGTGCTGTGCGCAATTGGATTACCGGAGACAAATAAAAAAGACGCCTTAATCGGCGTCCTGTTCGTCATCTCTTACGTATATCATGACGTCCTCCAGCGAGTGTTTTGCGCCAGTTAGCCGTTCTAGTGCTGGAATTAATCTATCGACCATTTCGATATTTACTCGTTTTACAGTTCCGTGGCACAACTGATGGATAGTCGCTGCTCTAGTGTCGGATTCTTCTGCAAGTTCTATTTGTTGTATGTCGTATCTATGTAGCGTTTTTGCAAGTGTAAATTGTATTGGCAACGTGTTCCATCTCCTTATTGCTTACTAAATAGCGGATGTTCCCAGTAGTAGTCTGCGATAGTTGGTACGTTCTTGTGTAAAACGTTTTTAAAATCTATTTTCTCGAGCGTGGCTTTACTCATACCGATTTCAACGATAACTCCGTCGGATGTTTTTCCGTATGCATCGGTTAACTCCGTATAGAATGATACGTCCACATCGTTTGCACCGTTAAGTAACGATTCTTCTCGTACTTTTTCAGCGATGTCAAGCATGTCCATGTAAGTACCTTTAAGCATCATATTTTGCGTAAAGTTTCCGGGTGTAGTTACTTGAATCCATAGCGTATTATCTTCGAACTTATGTTTGCGATAATTTTCTTTACCGACTACATCAACAACGGCGTCTTTTATCTTTTCGTCAATTGTACGATTAGCCAGACGTTCTTTTTCAGCCTCTTCTTTAGCTGCTTTTTTCTCTGCTGTAGCTTTTTCCTCAGCTTGCTCTTTCTCTTTTTCTTTGGTTAATTCAGCTTCTATTTTCTTCTGTTTGGCATCATTTTCAGCTTGTGCTGCAGCCTTTTCTTCTGCCTTTTGAGCTTCTAACTTATCGTTATATCCTGTAAGTTCAGAAACTTTGCCGATAATAAACAGTGCCACAAAAACTATCCCAATCCATTTCCATACCTTCTTTTTCTTATACCAAGGGCTATTCATCAATTTTCCTCCGTTACATTTAATTTCCTTTTATTTATATACGTATATTTTACGATATAGTTCGTGGGTATTTAGCCTCATTTTATAAAAAAGTGATATCGAAAATTAAATTATAGTCGGTACTTAAGTGTAAGGAGGTGCTTAAGGTGTCCGAAACCAAACTCGTAAGTATCGAATCACAAACGGAACAATCGTTATTATCCGGAAAATCAGAAACGAGAATCTTCGTAAAAATGTACGTTGATGCTGTTCGAACCGGGCTAATCGCAGATATGGGCGCTAAGAATTGGACGACACTTTGCGTCATCGCCTCGTATATGAACGAGAAGGGCGAATGTTACCCGACGCAATCGCAAATAGCAAAAGGGCTAGGCGTCAGTAGGCAAACGGCCAGTAAATATATAAACGATTTATTAGCGTATAGATGGCAAGGTCAGGCGGTTGTTGAAGTCGTGAAGGCTCGCGATAAAGGGCGCTTTGATAACTCTCGATATACTGTAAAATCCGTCAGTAGTCTCGAGATATTCAACCATGTCAAGTAGTACCGACACCGTAACCACCGACACCATACGTGTTGACACTAAGAAGAACTATCTTTAACAAGAACTATTATTAACAAGATAAAACATATTAACGAGTCTTTATGCTAACGCATAAATCCTCTATGTCGCTATCGCTCCATATCTGATGTTCAATAATCGACATTATCGCAATCTAAAAGAATTACGCCAGAATATTAAGGAGGTATATATATCGTTATGATCGTTATTATACGTAATCAAAATAACTGTGACCACGTTTTCAGCTTTACAACGCAAGATGGCGTTCATATCTTCAAATGCGAGTCATGTGGCGCAGAACATCACTTTGTTAACGAAAACAGTCCCGTTGAAAATATCGCCTTCATTTCGCCTTTATAAACGTGGCTAAAAACGGTTTTAAATTGCAAGTCGATGTATTTGTCATTCAAAGGCTAGAACGCTTAAAACGAAAGGAGAATTGACGGAAATGGGAAACGAAGTATCAACGTTATCATCAGATATAAACGTAATCACAGCCGAGATTAACGCTTACCAACGTGTGGCTGGCGAAGCTATCTTCGAGATTGGTAAACGGTTGAAGCACGTTAAGGAAAACGATTTGGCACACGGTGAGTATATGTCGTGGCTTAAAACGATGGAAATCGAGCACACGACAGCAACCCGCATGATTAAAGCATTCGAGCAATTTCGAAATGTTGCGACGTCGCAAGGTTTGAGCGTTGGTAAAATATTCGAAATGCTATCGCTTCCAAGCGAAATTGACCGTCAACAATTCGTAGAACAACCACACACAATACCGTCCACAGGCGAGTCTAAGTCGGTTGACGAAATGACTGTACGTGAATTGCGGGAAGTTAAGGCAGAATTGAAGCGCAAGGACGCAATGCTCGCGGAAAAGGAACGTAGCGAAGAAATACTCACACAACAAAATGAAAGGCTCACGGACGAGTTAGCGTCTGTAACAAAGCTGAAAGAGATCATAGTTGAGAAGGAAGTCGAGAAAGTCGTTGAAATCGATAAGACAGACTATTTGGTAGTTGAACGTTTGAGAGCATATGAGGAACGCTTCGGAGCGCTAGAGAATTATTCTGATAGAGTACGTGCTACAAACGTATCGGACGCAACTACTGCGATTGTTTCGTTTAATATGGCTGTTCGAGATTTCATTAAACGTCACGCATTTTTAATTAAGTACAACGATACAATTCAGTACGTTGACCAAGTGACACAACGCGAATATAACGAGGCTGTACAAGCATTAAAGGAAATATCGGCAGATTTCAGTAAAGTAACTGGAATCGGGGATTTTGTAGACGTGGAGTATACAGAAGTACAACAATAAAAACGAGGAGGAAATTGATTATGGTACGTAAATTCGAGGAGTTTTTCAATACAAAACAAGAGGAAACAAACGGAAATGAATTGCGACTAGTTATGGAGCAACGATTTGAAGAAAACGCAATCATACAGCAGCAGATGATGCACGTTGTGGGAGGTCTGTACGAGGCACTAAAAGAGGCGTATGCACATATCACAGAATCGAATGCGTACATTAAACGAGTTGAAGGACAAGTGCTGACAATGCGTTCAGACATTACTTCGATAGTAGAAAAGGCGAGCGACATACTTTCATTAACGCAAGAGTCCCGCGAAAAGCATTACATCGGTAAAGAAACAGAAGTATTAGAGGTGGCAAACGATAAGGCAAAGTCAGTCACTTTCAAAGAGGTTCGTACTATGGTGTCGTCAGCTACTCGCCGACAACCGGAAGGTTATCGTGAGTTGTTCGGGAGGATATATGCAATAACTGGATACGCAGTTTGGGAGGATGAAAAGTTAAGTATTAAAAAGTCTGACGGTCTGATAGATAGTAATGGAAAGCATGCCAACGGTTCAACTACATGGATAAATACGTTGTTCCTAAAAGGCTACAAAGAAACGGTGTACCTAGTCGCAAAAGAAATGCTTACAGCATAAAAGGAGGCTAACGTAATTATGACGCTAAACATCGAAATATCCGATAAATACCGCATCACATCCGATAGCACGCAAGTCATCGTAAAACGAAAGTATCTCGTCGATCCAACGCTATCACCCGCATATGACGCAGATAAACACTCGTCAGAACCGCGGGAGGAGTGGCGCAACTGGAAGTATTGCGGAAAAGTAACGCAAGCTATCGATTTAATCGCAAGGCAGAACGTATTTGAATCGGATGCAACAAGTCTCGAACAGCTACGCAATGAAATCTCGGCATTCAAACGGGAGATTAGGCGTTTAATAGGCGAAGATGACTTATTGTAAGGGGCGGAGTTAGAACGGTTAAATCGAAGGGAAAAATTAAGCTAAATGAAAGGGGCGTTAATGTGCGATATACTAAGCGAACTTATCATGATAGGCCGCCGAGAGAGGGCGATAGGGTTGTAGTAATAAAAAACGTTGGAGGTTATCACGCTGGTGACGAGTTAGTGGTGGTAGACGTTAAGTCGTTTACAGGTGATTGTATAAAGGCATACAATCCACGCAGTTATTCGTACGAATGTATTCGCTATATTCACGATAATTGGTACCGTATTTTCACCGACATCACGTACGTAAAAACTGGCGAACAACATATCGTTAAACGTTTCTTAGGGATACCGTTTTATCGGAAAACTATCGACATTTACGAGGAGGAATTGACGCATGACTAACGCAAAAGTGAAAGTATCGAAAGAGGTTGCGGAGGCTATCGAACAACTTCGCAAAAGCAAAAGTGACGACGAAATATTTTATCACGCAACTAGTCTAATCCTACATCACGATAGATTTAATCGAAAAAACAAAAACGCAATAACAGCTTTGCATGGAATACCGCCTCTGAAACTTGCTACAGTTTTAGCGACTGGATATGAAATTGAAGCATCTGCAGAGGAAATCGTCAATAAACGAATTAAAGATATGTTAGCAACAACGGTTAATTTCCTCGATGAAAAGCGTATTCTTGACGCTGAAATGCGAGGTATCAAACTTGTTGTAGACGCATTTAACATAAAAGGAGTGAACGTCTAATGAACGCAGAACAATTAAACGCAATCAAAGAGCGCGTAGCAAAGGCAACGCCTGGTCCGTGGAGGTCTGCAGGACTATACGGAGTGCGGACGCAGAATGACGAAGCATTATCGATTCCATTACGTCCAGAAGACGCAACATTTATAGCTTCAAGCCGCGAAGATGTGCCGGCACTAGTTACGGAGGTTGAACAGTTACGTGCTTTACTACGACAACGTGACCGTCAGCTAGAAGGTGAACGCAAAGGAAGTCAGCGAGTACAAGCGGAAAACGACCGTTTACGCGCAGAGCTTCAAGACATTATCGCAGTAGCAACGGAAGAAGCTTCGTGTTTATCGTACGAAAGTGGTTACGAAGATATAGTAACAATCGCAAGTTTAGCGTTAGAAACTAATTTGTAAACAATCGCAACTATATCAGACTACAAAACGATAACTATTTACGGAAGGAGCGTTATTAATGACATTTGATTACCCGAAGACAGACCGTGAAATTGCGGAATTTTATATGGTGAAAGTCCGTGATATGCGAGATGAGAACGCTCGATTGCGTGTAGCACTAGAAGAATGTTCCCAACATTGCGAATCACCACGGACGATAGTAGACATCGTAGAGGAGGCGCTATCAATTGGCGAAGAAAGCAACGCACTATAGCGATACACCAATCGAAAAGTGGAACGCAGCACACTTTCAAGCGTATCTGGCGGACGAACACGTTAAACATTACGGAATACAATACGCAAGCGCTGGCGGCACTTTAGCAGAGCGCAATTTAATCGCTAAATATATCGGAACAGCACGCAAGCCAGGCCAATATCGCAAAGAGACGTTGAAAGCATTCATTGACGCATGTTTCACGCAGTATAAACCGACGCAACAATATCCAGGCTTGTCGTTTTGGTTTATGACGCAATATATGACGCGATGGCTACAACAAGCGGAATTGGCGAGTAAGAGGGCGAAGGCTGAGCGTGAGGCTACGGATAATATCGAGGAGGTGGCGGATTGGCTTTAAGGCATAAAATAACGTCGTTGTTACTTCTATCCGTAATTCTAGCGCTATCAGCATTATTTTTAAGTTGGTGCTCGTCGTTGCCCGTCGGGGGATATTGTGTAAAAGATACAACAAAGTCGGTTGTAAAAGAAGTCGAGGGTCAGATAATTATCGAACAAGGGTACACAGTGTGTTACGACGCAAAAGGAAATGTTAAGGAGGAGTCAGAATGAGCGAACATATTTACAACGTATCGGTAGAAAACGGTAAGTATAACGTAGTATTGACGCAAGATTACCACGTAAAGTATCTACGCAACGGCGAAGAATGGGTTAATAATCCGCCAGGTAGTAAGATGATGATTGCGCTTATGGACAAAGTAGAACGTTTAGAAAATGGACTTAAATCGGCTTGTGACGCACTAGGCGCAGATGTGAACGACTATTACGAGGAGCGATAATATGACGAAACTATCTGTTAAAGGATTGACGGTATGTACGCCGGAATTTCACGTAATAGCAAAGCGTGGCGAACGTGAGTATATCGATAATAAACTATTGGAAATTGAACTCGAGACTGGATACTACTTAGCCGAAGAAGAAATCGAATATATGGCGGAAGAACTCGGATTAATATGAATCGAAAGGATGATGCATATATGACGCAAGAACAAATCAACGAAATTGTCGAGGAGTATCGACGTTGTAAAAAACTTCTGAATGACGAAACAATGCCGCGCATCAACCGTAAATTTTATTCAGGAAAAATTAGCGGAATTAAATTTACGCTGGAAGTCGCAGGAGTTTACGTAGAGGAGGTTGCTTTGTTGTTATGAAGACGTATCGTATTAAGTATTTTCTACGGTATACGCCACATAGAGAACGTACACGACTTTGCTGGCAGATTACTACAGTAACAGCAATAAATAAGCGAGAAGCTAGGCGTAAAATGATGGCGAATAGAAACGCAATATTTGTATTAAATGTAAAGGAGGTAACGAAATAATGACGCAAATTTGCATATTAAACGAACGCAATCGCAATGGCTGCGCAAGCTGTCCGCCAACATGCCCGCATAAAATCGCTATGCAGGGCCTTAACGGAAAAGGTGGTCGATTAGTAAGCGCAGGCGTGCCGTCAGAATATCGAAATGTAACGATAGCTAATTCGGCAGCACGCGAGGATCAAGCCAAAGCATACGAAATTATCGAGCGATATGTCAGCGACTTTAACGGCTCGCTATATCTATTCAGCCAAGCGACTGGCACTGGCAAAACGACAACAGCTTCGGTGGTGCTTAACGAGTATATTATTCGCGATTATCTTGGCGCACTAAAGCGAGGAGAGCAGCCAACGCAAAAACCCGCCTATTTCCTAGATGTGAACGAATGGCAGACGTTATATAACGGATTCAACCGTAAGAACATTCCGCAAGATGTAGCTGAGCAATACAGCCGTCCATATTATTCGATGATGGAACGTGCTAAACATGCGCCATTTGCCGTCCTTGATGATATTGGCGTAAGGTCAGCGAGCGAGGCGTTTCGAGGCGACTTGCATACGATTATTAACTACCGAGTGACAAACGGATTGCCGTCGGTATATACATCGAATATTCCGATGGTTAATAGTACACCGCCAGATAAGCGAGTAGAGGCCGCAAAGCCGTACGATTTATACGACGTGTTTGACGTAAGATTGCTCGATCGTGTACGTGATAACTGCGAGTTAGTGAATTTCGAAGGTAAATCGAAAAGGGGGAGACGGTAATGATGCAGAAACCAATAATTAAAATAATCCGCAAAGTTGACGAAGATAACGAAATGAGACGCGTTTTATTAGCCGAACAGGATTACGAATTAGCTTCGTTAAGTGCTGCGATGTTGCAAGGAGAAGTGATGGAGATTGAACGCAGTAAGAAACGTTTATCCGAAATTCACCTGGAATTGGCGGAGTTGTCATGACGGAATTTCAAAACGGAACAATCGTTGTTAGTCGTAACAGTGACGCTATCGGAAGAATAGTAGTAGGCGACGTAGGATTTGCGAAGGTTAGCGGAAAGCAACGAGTCGGCAATCGAGATGTATCGTTTAGTACGTTCTACGAACCTATTACGGAGATTGAGCGACATTGGCGACTAGCAACAGACGAGGAGGTTCGACGCTATTTTGACGCTGATTAGTAGTGCTATCGAGGTGATATTCGGAGGGATTGCGCTTGCGATATTGGTTGCGGGCGAATGGATGAATTATAAGGATAAACGGAGGTGGCGTAAGTGAGCGGAAAACTATGTTACACATGCTATGACGATGTGACGTTTCAATATCACGGGTATGTGCCAGAAGCGTTTAATCGAGAAATTAAACGATATGTAGAATCTATTTACGAAGACTTAACGATTAAATGTGGGCTATGTAATCGAACAGTCATATTTAATCGCGACAAAGAGACGGGAAAATGGGTACAAAACGAGGTGACCGCGAATGAGTAACAACGGAACATTACTGTTATCGAAAATCATTGACGATAACGACGTACAAGCGCTTGCACGTCACAATATAACGGCTGACCACTTTAAAGTCGCAGTTGATCGTAAGGCCTACGAGTTTATTCGCCAATATGCTGAACAGAATCGAGGGCAGGCGCCAAGCTATGCGACAGTAGTCGAACAAGTACCGGAGTTCTTTTATGCGCCGCAAGTGAGCGATAGTTACGAATGGTTAACGCGTCGTTTGTTAAATGACGCTGGACGTTCGGAGTTTATCGACGTGGTGCAAAACGATATACAACAATTGTTTGCTGAACACCAAAATAATGTCCCAGTTCTCATTGACAAGGTTCTAGAAAAGTTCGATAATATTAAACAACGAACAGACGTTCGTGAAAAAGTGGGAACAGACGTTAAAAACGATACTTCAAAGTTCCTTGACGAGTTCGATCGCCGGAAGAAGGGCGAGTCATTCAAGACGTGGAAATCGAACTTTTCAAATATCGGCGAATATGTCAGCGGAAATATGTACGTATTCTATGCAAAGTCTGGTCGGGGTAAATCGGTCATAGCATCGATTGAAGAAGCGCTCAACATGGCGATTCAAGGTGCTAATGTGCTTATATGGTCGATGGAAATGCCGTGGTTCGAGGTGCTTGTGCGCTTATATGTAGCGTTATCAGGACGAAAAGGCTTGACGCAAGTTAATGTAGCTGGGCTCGATTTGAATGGCGGATTTGATGCGAATGATGTTCGAAGTGGCAAGATGTCGCAAGAATTCGAAGTAGCGTTTAGAGCGTTTTTAGACATGCTTAACGACGAGATTCCTGGCAACATTATCGTTCGTGGCGTAGATGATGATGATTTTAGCAACCGAACGCTTCGCCAATTAGAGGCCGATATCATACAGACTAAAGCCGATGTAGTCGTAGTGGATCCGTTTTACTACCTCGATTACGAAAAGAATACGTCCAAAACGGCTGGCGGAGATGCTGCAGAAACTTCGAAAAGACTTCGTAGGCTTACCGGAACCCGACAAGTAGTAACGTTGGCAATTACGCAAGCAGATGAAGGTAAGGAGTCAAAAGACGAAGATGGCGAGCGCGAATTAGCGTTGCCAGAACGTGAAGCCGTTAAGAAAACGAAGGCCTTGCTCGAAGATGCTTCGATGCTGATTGCGATTGATACGGACTATAAGCAAGGGCGAGGATTGGTCGGAATCAATAAAGGGCGTAACGGCGGAGAAGGAGAAGTTGTAGAAATAATTTACGTTCCGCAAGTTGGATATGTAAAGGAAATTCCAAAAGGCGGGGACTCAATATCTCAATTCGATTTTTAAATTATTTCTACTTAAAATGTTATATTTCAGTATCAATCGACATAGAATGTGAACAAGCATAACTATAAAAATATTAACGTAGTAAATTTTAATGGTGAAAATGCACAAGAAAAAACTTTTTTAGTAGAGTACTGTAAGGCTCAACTTTTAGTAAAGTCCCATCGAACAACGACTGTTGATAGTTGATTCAAACCGAACATAGGAAATGCTATAATTAAGGAGTGGTTAATGTTGCCAAACATAAAAATCCGAGGTCATGACGTCAATATAGATGTACAAGCCGAGCTAGAAGAATTCGAGTGGTATCGTGCAAAATGGTCGCACAACAAACTCATTGCAGCGTCACCATTTCGATATGATCGCTCACCTTCGTTCTTTGTCTTACTTGAAGAAAACGGAGAATATCCGGCTGGCTCATGGGGCGATTCGGGCGCATATGATGACGAGTGGAAGTCCGGTGGTATAGTAAAGCTCCTGTCATTCCTACGTAATGAAACGTATGAGGAAACGCAAGAATACTTGTTGTCGAAATATAGCGAATCGTCGAATAACGGTGACATAATGCTCATTTTACCGAGATTACGGCGAGATGCATTTAAATCGTTTTTACATCATGATATTATCGAGAGAAGTATATCTCCATATTTAACTAAGCGAGGAATATCCCGAGAGGTACAATCGGAGGCAAAAGTTGGAAAGTCGCGTCACTACGGCTTTGTTGCCATTCCTTGGCAATCGCCAGATGGTCGGTTGTCTAACGTAAAATATCGCGCTACAAAGGGCAAAACGTTTTTCTACGAGCGTAACGCAAGGCCTATTCGCGAGTTAGTTTTCGGAGCAGATTTATACAATCGTTCCTATGACGATTTGATTATTTGTGAGGCGGAGATCGATGCTTTGTCGTGGCGTGTCGCAGGATATAACGCTGTAGCAGTAGGTGGCGTTTCATTTACGCAGCAGCAAGCCGATATAATACGAAGATTGCCATTCAAGCGATTAGTTGTGGCGGGAGATAACGATAAGGCGGGCTCCAGATTCAACTCGCAGATTGTACAAGCGTTAAAAGGACGTAATTTAGCCGTCATACAGTGGCGTAATAGCACGTCTAAAGATGCGAATGAAGTTTTACTAGCGAAAGGAGTAGGCGGTCTTAGAGAAGCGTTTGAGGACGCATATGAGCTACCGACATTGCCAACGATTAATCTGCCTCATATTCGTATGGATCGTAGTATTCGATAATTTCGTCAACGGGCACGTCGAAATATTCGCAGAGCAAGTCGATTGTCTCGAGCGAAACGTAGCCAGTATCGTTTTTCATGCGAGTTGTGTAAGTCGAGTGAATATCGAGTTCTGCGCGCAGTTGGCGGTATGATACCTTATGTTTCTTCATTAAGTAGCGTAATGGTGCGTACGAAATAGCCATATATATGTATAAACCTCCTATCGTACAGCCTATAACAATAGGAGATTACTAGTGGAACAATTTTTGTGCCAATATAATTACGTTTACAGTATTTAATTTATTAGTTATAATTACTATATGTATCTATTATTGCTAAAATTGGCTATAAAAGCGCATTATACGTAATTTACGGAGAAAAAAGAAAAAAGTTTCAAAAATGTGATATCAAACTAGGTAATTCAGTCGGTACTATATATTAGGAGGCGATAGTTTGAAAGAGTTAATTGTTATTTATAAGAATCCTTGGATACTAAAATATATTCAAAGAAGAGTTGGAGATGTTTCGCATGTAGTAACTAATACAGAAAAATTAGAGTTAAGTATTTACAAAAAGATAAGTAGATATATTGAATACCAAGGAGAAAATAAAATTAGTAATTTTAGGGTAAGGAAGTTGGTAGAAAAAGAAATATCAGAAGCAATAAAAAAGTTCAGGTTACAAAAAACAACTTCGTACAGTGAGTTGGCGGTCACAAACGGTTTTGGCGAATCGTTAGAGTACGAACCCGAGGATGAAGTAACAGATGTGGAAAAAGACGTAGAGCAAAGTGCTTTACAAAGAAAAATCGCCCGATTGGCGTCGGACGATTTTGAGAGATACGTGTTAACGGCTTGGTCGCGTGGTGAGCGATCAATAGACATCGCAAAGGACTTGGCGGTCCTGGGTACTCACGATGTTGCATACTTTAAACTAAAAGTAGCCCGTTTCAAATCACGTTGCAAGAAACGTTGGACTAAAGAGACTTTCGTTTCTTGTTGAAAGCGTCAATGTAAGTTAACGGCTTAGCATCGACATATTATTAAGTTACTTTTCGGTTAGATTATTGGCGGCTGTCATCCAGCCGTCGATACGCTTAACCATTGCGCACATACAGGCGATCTTTATAGACGTCGTATGTATCTCTATATAAGTCTATTATTTGGCGGGCTTATTTATGTATTGTAATAATTTTTATTGCCTATAGTCAACCGCCTTTAATAGGAATTATAGCACGACTTTGCTAGTTATAAACCTTAAAAGCTTAAAATCATACGAGGAGCGATGCAAAATGGGACAATCTTACGATATATGTGAGAACATTTCACAGGAAAATATTACACATTTTAACTTTTATGCACCAATTGCACAAGTATACGCAGATTACCACGGCTGCTTACCGGAAAACGAAGACTCAGCCGACTTAATCCGACCAATGCGAATCCGCGCAATCAAGGTTAGTTAGGAGGTAACGTAAAAATGACGCAAAAATTAAACGTAAGTCTACACGCAATTGAGCGAGCGCGAGAACGCCTTGATGTAAAAGGTACTAACGACAATGTATCGCACACAATTCGCCAATGGTATACGCGAGCAGTACGAAAAGGCCGTGATAATGCCAGCGGTATCATCTTCGATAATGTCGCAAAGGACGTCCGCATGATATTAGATGAAACTTGCCAGACGGTTATCACAATGTACCGCCTAAGTACTGTCGATGAATACGTAGCGCAGAAACTAGCGCCTAAAGTTACGGTTGGCCGTCTTAAGTCTGCGATCCTACGAGAGCTATCACGTATGACGACGCAACTTCGACGCGAAATCGGCAAGCTGACGGAACAGCAAGCGCAACTTAACGTAAGCGCCGCAGAACTGACGCTAAACAAGATAAGGTGCCGAGCACCTCATACGCAAGAGCTAATTCAAACTCGCATTGACGCTATTATAACGCAAGTTGACGACTTAGCGCAAGAGATTGACGCAAAATTAACGCAGATTAAAAATGCAGAGCGAGAAGTTAACGAGGTGGTTGGCGAATGACAGACGCGCAAAAGGCGATTATTGCTGCGACAAATGCAGTAACGTATCACGGGAAGAAACGCAAATAAAAAAGCCTCGCTATAAGCGAAGCCTTTGTGCGGACTATAATATGTACCGCCACTGAACGATATACAACGTTACGTATTGCTACGTTCGACTAACGTGTATATTGCGATGCAAACATATTATAACACGATTCAAAATCGAAATCAAGGCGGTAGATTCAACGTTAGGTTAATGCGAATAGAAAGGCGGTGATAGTCCGCTAGATTACTAGGAGGGGAAATGAGTATGGCACGTAGAAAAACGCATGAAGAGTTTGTTGCGGAGGTTAGGGCGCTTGTTGGCGATGAATACACAGTGTTAGGGACTTATATAAAAGGTAGTACGAAGATAAAAATGTTACATGAAAATTGTAGGAAAGAGTATGATGTCACGCCGCACGGTTTTTTAACAGGAAGACGTTGCCCTAATTGCCGCACAAACGCAAAAAAGACAACAGAAAAGTTCCGAGAAGAAGTAAGAGCATTAGTTGGGGAAGAGTATATTGTTTTAGATGAATATGATGGAGCTGACACAGCAATAAAGATAAAACACATGTTTTGTGGGGCAGTAAACTTGCAAAAACCATCAAACTTCTTAAGTGGAAAAAGGTGCAAACAGTGTGCAAAAGGAAAGGCAGCGAAAACAAGATTAAAAAATACAGAAAAGATATTTCTTGAAAAAATGAAAACCACAGAGTTTATAGTGGTATCAGCTTATCGAGGAAGCGACATGCCAGTAACTTTAAGGCATAAGTGCGGACGAGAAGTTGTAGTTAATGCAGCGTACACTTCGAAAGTGTTATGTCCGAGATGCACAATAAGTCATTCAAAAAAACTAAATTCAAGTGATTTTAGAGAGTATATAAAAGAGACTAGAGGATCTGAGTATGAATTACTTGGTGAGTACACTAATGCGCACGAAAAAACAGCTATAAGACATATAAGTTGTGGATTTGTATGGCATGTCACTCCAAGTAAATTTAAAGAAGGTACTAAGTGTCCAAAGTGTGCTAAAGTTCTACCGTTATCCTCAGATAGATTAAAAGAATTCATCAAAGAAGTAGGGTTGTCAGATGAATATCAGGTTTTAAATGAATTTGATAGTGGGAAAGTAGAGGCGATTTTATACCACAATACTTGCGGAAGTTCATATAGCACAAAGGCGATCTATTTTAGAAGAGGAAGCAGGTGTCCGGTTTGTAATGAATCTAAAGGAGAACGTGCTATAAGAGTGTTTCTACAGAGGAACTACGTAAAGTTTAAAGCGCAAGAACCATTAGAAGGATGCGTTGATAAACAACCTCTTCCGTTTGATTTTGTTATTAAGAACCACAATCAGATTTTAGCGATAGAGTTTGACGGAGAGGAACATTATAAACCTATAGAATTTTTTGGTGGACTTAAAAAATATGCAGACAGAACGAGAAAAGACGCAATAAAAACGCAATATTGCGCCGACAACGGAATACCTCTCATACGCATACCGTATTGGGATTTCGATAATATCGACGCAATATTAACGGAGAAATTGTTGCCGTTAATTAAACATACCACGAATCGTAAAATCGCTTAATAGCAGTGTATCCAACTACGTTTATAATCGTATCAATTTCACGGTGAGGATATTCAGTAGTGTCATATTTAGCACTAATTATTTCATGCGTATGTTTGGACGTTGTACCGAATTTATCGTAAATATCCCGCAATAATCTGGCAAGAAAGTCAGGACTTAGTTTCATAATACGATCTGCTAAAGTCTTTTCTTGAAATTCATTCCTAGGCTTACTGCTTCTGCGAGACTTTAATTTATTTTTTCGTATAAGAAATTCGTCATAAGATTTGATATCTCCTTTGATTATCTCTTGCCTTAAACTCTCGTCAGTTGTTGGGCTTATTACAGCATAGCGAAGATTGCCCCCTAAAGAGTCAAGGCTCATCTGGACGTCAAAAGGTAAAGAGTAATAATTATCAGCGTACTTTCTAAATTTTAAAGCTCGATTATTCGGAATGTTAGTCAACTTAACGAATTCGTCATACCTATCCGGAATTTCCTCAAAAACTTGATTTAATATTCGTCCAAGGAGGATATGGTCAGATTTATCGGATTCTAAAAATATGTTGTATAAATTATCAAACATAACAAAACCCCATATTCGGTTAGTAAAATGTGGTGTAAGGATGGTCAATAATCAAGAAGATCAATTCTCGAAATGTTTGCGAATTTTAGCAGGTAACTGCGTAGTATCAGCAGTATCGTAGTAATTAAACGTGTCAGCTAATAGGGATGCAAAGTCTTTGTAAGAATCTAGGATTTTGTTAAAAGCCATAACATCGACTTGAGGGTAGGACTGTATTAGCTTAAACGGTAAAAGTCGCGAATACACAATTAAATCGTATTCTAAATCAATAAGATCTTGCTTTCCAGGGTCTTGGTTTTTCTTAAACGCAGTAGCGTACTTCTCTAGTCTTTCCAAGATAGAACCAATAAATTCAATATCTCGTTTTTCCGAAAGCAAAATAAGCGCATCTCGCATTACAGTGTCTTGGTTATGGTCGTGGATCATTTTAGTCATCTCCGTAAATTAGTTTTGGCACAGCGCTGTTGTCCTTGCCTAAAACTATACGCAGACGATTTTCAGAATGTCAAGCGATAATTTTAATCGAATTTACGCAGTAAATTTTACCATGCGCATACACACGTATAGGCGAGTAATAACGCAATGCTGACGCTAATTTGAATTTCGTAATGGCTACGAAGATATTCCGCACAAACTTCGTCCGTCCTATCGAGCGCAGACCGTGTCGCCCGTTAGTAAGTCCGCCGCCTGGTGCGGATTTGAAAGCGGTCGGCATCCGGAACGGTTTCTGATTGCCTCGACGCCAGTCTACGGAAACGCAACGGTGAGAACGACTGATAATCGTTCAAGATACGTTCGGGCTGTCGTAGAGGAGCGCGCCAATCGGACGCTCGATAGGGCGGTACGAATCGTCCTTGACGCCGATCCAGTCATCGGCAACTGACGCCTTCAGGCGGTTTCACTTATCAACTGACAGCGGCGAGTTGACGCTGTCAGTCGGTAAATGCGTCCGTTATGCCCATTCGCTTTAATGCGGTCATCATTCCGACTGCACCTACGAAAAGGCAGCGAGGGCTCGTACGGTAACGGGCGCATTTACGGACGGTGATTAAGACGTTGCGTAACGCAAACCATCCGAAACAATTACGAAGCGAGGCGGTACAAATGGCGAATACAAAGGCAGAGGTATTAGCGGAGATTATCGCTTATAGTGGCGAAATTTATCGCGCAAATGAAAGTATCGAACACCTCTTAGAGCAACTATTTATGGCGAAGGAACAAGTCGCTAATATTGAGCAGAACATCGAAGAAAAGGAATCGGCAAGTGAGCGAGCAGAAGCGCTGTTAGGTGTAGCTGCAGCGCAATTAGCGAAATTAAACGCAGAAGGAGCGTGATTGAATGAGATTTATCGACCATGTACGGAAAGTAACGGCGGAGACTCCGCAAAACAAACTGACGAAGGCGCAGCAAAGACTGATTCGTGCGGTAGCTAACCGGAAATAGTGCAAAAACAAAAAGTGTGCAAGCCCACGAATAAAAACGAAAAGGGGACGATTTATTAATGACTCAATTTACAAACGGAATGGACGCATTAAACGCACTTAACGAAACGAACGATGGCGGAAGCAGTCGCGAATTTACTTCGCTTAAATCTGGCTCGAAATATATCGTTCGTGTAATCGATAAAGCTGCAGTTCAAATGGCGTATAGCTACGGAATTTTTAAGCAAATCAATTCATTTGTCGCAAAGGAGCCGTCAACTAAATCGCAGAAAGGCTACCCAACAGCGAATTTGACGCCGTGGGATAAAGCGTGGAAGTATCACAAGGATTTATCGAACGACTTTAACGATGAACACGGACAAGAGGCGAGCAAGTATCGCGCTAAGGTTCGATTTGCTATGGCGTTCTTTGACCTCGATCAAGGCGAATATATCATCGTTGATGTATCGAAGAAACAGGCGCAAGCAATCGCTGCAGTCATCGCCAAGAACGAGAAGAAGCTCGGCAATAAAGCGTTCGAACTCGAAAAGGTCGGTACGGGAACGTCAACGAGCGTAATGCTGTCGCCATTAGACCTTGATGATTTAACGGACAAGCAACGCGCTAACTTCGATAAAGCGCCAGCCGAATTTGACCACGCTATATTTGACGGCATTTGGTACGAGCAGGACGAAGCACAACAAGTCGCTCTACTCCGTCAAGCGGGCTTCGATGTAACGAAGATTGGTTATAGCGCTGCGCCGGATGCGGCTGAAACTGGCGAAGATACTCCGAATGAGGACGAAGAACCTTTACCGTTCTAATCCGAGGAGGTGACGCAGTTATGACGCAAAATGCAGAAAGCGCACAATTAAGCACAAGCACAATCGGACGTCACTCGGAACTACTCGCAATGGCTGCGTTATTAGCGGATGGCTGGTCGGTATCAGAGCCGACCGTGCCGGAAGCGCACGATTTGCTGGCGGTAAAAGGCGAGCAGTCATTACGGATACAAGTCAAGACGATTAAAATGCGCGAGAAGTCAGGGCGTCCGTATTACGTTATACGCGGTCTGAAAAATAGTGGTCAAGCATACGACACTACGGATTGCGACGTATTTATCGGAGTTGTAGGCGAACACGTCTATATGACGCCATGTACGGGATTGACGGATTACTGGTGCGGAACTGACGAAGCAAGCGAGAAGTGGCGTTACTTACCATTAAAAATTACGGAAAAGGGAGCGATTAATTAATATGGCGAAATTAAACGTTAAAGTTTTAGATATGCAAAACGGAGAAATTACGAAGGTTGCGTATGAAGGTGCGGAGTATGCGAAGGTCGAGAGTAATGCTTTAATCGGAGATTTAGCGCTTTGCGTAAATGAGACGCCGTTCTTTACAGTCGGAGAATTTTATTTAGCGTGGGATTTATACGAAAATGGCGAACCTCGAATGAAAGACGATGCTGACGATAACTACCAAATGAGACAAGGAACGTACGTATTATTCCGCAAAATCTCCGCAGACAAGCCAACGTTAGAGCAGAGAGTAGAGACGTTGGAGAGCGATGTTGCTGCGTTGAAGGGCGAGAAGGAAGCATCGTCTATTCTTGCAGTAGGTGAACGGGTTTATACTAGCGGAAGTTCAAAGTGGGGACGTGACTGTGACGGTAAAACAGGCACAATCGAAGAAAACGACTTAAATAACGGTCATTACTACGTGCAATTAGACGATGGTCGGGGCGTTTATTTGAAACCGACGCAAGTTAAGAAGTTCGAAGAAACTATCGAATTTGAAGGCGCAACATATTGCAAAGTTGAGCGTGAGGCTCGCGAAGGGGATGTCGTGATTAGTAACGCAAAATCATCTAGTTTTGTAACTAAAGGAAAACCGTACAAAGTTACGAGTAGCGATGGAGATTTGATTCTAAACGGAGGCACCTCGCATGCAATCGATCTTTATAATGTAGGACGCACACGTGAAACTGTCGACGTTTATGAGCCGATTGAGCAGGCGAAATATGTTCCGAAAGAGGGCGATATTGTCGTGATTACGGGGAATACGTCTAGTCACACAAATAGCATCGGAGATATCGGAAAAGTCGGCAAGGAGGAGCCGTTAGATGACGGTGGAGTTAAAGTTTATGTACCCGGAGGTCCGTTGTGTGCAATCCGAACAAAACCTTGCGATATCCGCAAAGCAACGCCAGCAGAAGTCGAAAAATACGAGCAGGCGATGAAAGACGCAAACAAGCCGAAATTAAAGGCGGGCGATTACGTTAAGATTACACGCGAACTTTCACATTACGACAATAACGGAGCATATGAAATTGTAGAGAAAAACGGAAACTTAGGCGTAATTGATGAAGATGGCGACTTTAACAGCGGCGCTATTACTGCAGGCGAATACGAAATTGTTGATGCTGAAACGGCAAAATGGGCGAAGATTGGTCGTAAGCCTAACGAGTTTAAGAAGGGCGATGTTGTGCGAGTGCTAGGCGTATGTAGTGGACATGAAATCGCTGGTCAGTTAGGAGAAATCGTAATCGCAGACGGAACAGATCAACCGTCAGTACGCGCTGTATATAATGACGAATTAATCGAGTTATGGACTCGCGTAGAACTTGTAGCGCCGGTAGAATCGCTATTCAACGCATAAACAACGCTAAATGAAAAGGAGGTGAGGCGGTATGAAGCTCGATATTAAACTGAAAAGCGCAACGGCTTCCGCCTCAACCGAAGCCTTGCGTGAGGCAAGCAAACGGAAAGCTAGCGCTAATGAAACGATGGAGGACGCTTGGGCGCGTATATTAAAGCAGAAGAATAGCGATGCTGACTTGCGAAAGTTGCGAGAGGTTAAGCGTGCTATGGACGCAGGGCTAATCGGAAGGGAAGCAGATAAAGCGACTAAGCGATTTAGCAAGGCGGAGGCTATTCGATTGTATGCGGTACTATTCGAACAGCAACGCGAAGGAAAGCTGGCGGAATTAGTCGCAAATACTCCGAGCAATTACGTGTTAGTTACCGATGAACAAGCGTTAAAGCAAGTCGTAGCCGACGCATTAAAAGAGCCGATCATTGCGGTTGATACGGAGACAACCGGATTAGACGTATATGTTGACGTGATTGTCGGTGTATCGCTGACGCTTCCTTCTATCGATAAGCACTATTATATTCCGTTTGAGCCGACGCAAGATGAACGCGCTTTGCCTTCGGAAAAGATTGACGAGCTTAAGCCGTTGATGGAATCGCAGTCTGTTGCGAAGGTATTGCATAACGCGCTGTACGATAAGGCGATGTTTGAGCGACATGGAATAAAGTTGAACAGCGTTGTTTGGGACACAATGAGCGCAATGCACGTTCTTAACGAGAACGAAGCGTCCTATGCACTTAAAAACTTAGCTACAGCGTATTTAAACGAGCCAAGCGATACATTCTCGGAACTATTCGGACGTGACGCGAAGTTCGCTGAGGTTCCACTAGATGTTGCGCTAGTATACGCAGCGAAAGATACGGATTTAACCTGGCGCATGTATCAGTTCCAGCTAAAACACTTATCGAAAATGCCGACGGTGCTGGATTATTACAGACGCGTTGAAGTTCCGCTGATGTACGCAGTATACGATATGGAGCGTACAGGCTTCGTAATTGACGCAAAATATGCGGAAGAATACGGCAAGCAAATGAGAGAGGAGATTGACGTTCTAGAGGCAGAGTTAACGACGGAGTTAAACGTCGAAAACATTAACTCGAATCAGCAGCTTAAGCCAGCGCTTGAAGCGTATATAGGCGAGCAGTTGCCAAATTTAGATGCTAAGAAAACGTTGAAACCACTAAAGAAAAAGCACGCGATCATAGCGAAGTTGCTTCGTTATCGTGAATTAGCGAAGTTGTACTCGACGTATATTAGCGTTTTACCTGAAAAGATTCATCCAGTTACAGGCCGACTTCACGCCAGATTCAATCCGAACGGGGCGAGAACTGGTAGATTTTCAAGTGGAGGTAACGGCGTGAATTTGCAAAACCAACCGCATGCAGCACGACGATTATTCAAAGCACCAGAAGGATGTGTCATTATAGGCGGAGATTTCAGTCAACAGGAAGTGCGATGCGCAGCCTATTTTACGAACGAACCAGTATTAAAGACAGCATACGCAGAAGGCAAAGACGTCTACTCTTCGCTAGCAAGCGAGTTTTACGGAAAGCCGTACGAGGAATGTGGCGATGGAACTTCGGAACGTAAAGCGATGAAAGTCGTTGTACTTGCGGTTATGTACGGCATGGGACCGGGTGCACTGGCAGATATGCTCGATATTCCAATAGACGAGGCTAAACGATTCATGGCTGATTTCTTCGCTAAAATGCCACGCATTCAAGCATGGATTAACGAGACTCAAGCGTTCGCCAAAAAACACGGTTATGTATGGATGGATGGTGAACAGCGAAAACGTCGATTACCAGAGGCAAAGCGCAAGGTAAGAGGCTATGATCCAGAAGTCAGCAGAGCATTACGGCAAGGCCCAAATGCACAAATACAAGGAACTTCCGCTATACAAGGGAAGGTTACGTTAATAAACTTGCATGAATTTTGTAAGCGCAAAGGATGGCAGCTATTCTGTGTAGTCCATGATGAAACTTTAGTCCTAGCTCCGGAGGATTTCACACGAGAGGATTTAGCTGAGTTCGAACGAATAATGCTTGAAAGCTATACGTTTGGTGATGTTAAGAATAAAACAGATATCGAGGTTTCACGAATTTGGGGTGAAGGTGTTTCGCCAGAGGAGTGGTTCAGTGTCGAAGGAAATTAGACTAGGAGGAAAGTACGGAGAAGGTCGCGTCGCTATAGTCGATGACGATGATTATGAGCGTGTTTCTAAATATAATTGGTGGTGTAATAACGAAGGATACGCAGTCGCTAAGCGTAGAATCAACGGAAGATTTAAGCAAATTAAAATGCATCGATTTATACTGTGCGAGCCGGAAGGTAAGATAGTAGATCATGCGAATCGAGATAGGCTAGATAATCGCAAAGTGAATCTGCGTATAACAGATAAAAGTGGCAACGCATGGAATAAAAAGAAAGTTCATCAAAGTCCTTACAAATATAAAGGTATTGGAATTGAAAAACGCGGTCCAACACCAAGATACAAAGCACGTGTAGCAGTATACAACGAACGAATCTCATTAGGAGCGTATTCGACGGAAATTGAAGCAGCTAAGGCGTATAACGTAGCCGCAGAGTTTTTCCAAGGAGAATATGCGCTACTAAACGATGTGGATTATAAAGGATTTGTAATTGACATAAGTGGGCCAAGCGTCGTATTCGAAAAGATTGTCGCTAATGATATGTATCGACGATTATTCGACGCAAGACTACTTTCGATTAACGGAGTAACTAGAGATACGGAGGAAATAGCATGACAGACGCATTAATGACGCAAATTGAAATCATCAAACTCGAAAAGGACGGATGCCCACCGTGCAAATGGCTAGGCAGAACTTTAGCTGATAACGCACAACGCCTTGAATCGGAAGGCGCAACGATAACAACGCTGAACATTAGCGAGAATCCATCGCTAGTCGACGAATACAACATCACTAGCGTGCCAGTCCTCGTATTCAAACGAAACGGCATCGAAATAACGCGAGTTCCCGGCAATGTCAACTTTGACGACGTGTTAGCTGCGATTGAGTTTGCGAAATTTAAGAAGTAGGAGGCGAGCAGTTTGTACTTAGATTCGGTATGGGTAGTTGTCGATAAATCTAACGGAAAGATTTACGCAGGATATAAGGCACAAAACGCATATACGACAAAGGGGCGTGCGATTGCTCGATTAAAGGCTCGCCATAAAGATAGATGGACGGACTACTACGATGTAGTCAAATTAAAATTACCGAAAGAAGGCGATTAATTGACTACTAATAACGACGCACTAACCACCCTATATGGCGATTCAAACGAAAGACGCCTTACAGAAATACACGAAGAAGGCGCAGAACTAGCGCAATTATTCCAAGCGCAAATGGACGCTTATTACGCAAGTCCGCAATCATCGTTCTACGATAACCGAATCGAGCGTAAATTCCTCGAACAGAAACTCGTACATCTCAAATTTACGCCGTATCCAAACGACGGACTTGTAACGTTCGGAGCGTCTGGAACAGCGAAATGTGATCGTGAAATCGTCTTTAAAAACGCTAAAGTAAGGACGGAGAAAACGCCAGATTTACCACATCGCAGCCGTCAACGTCGCGTAGGTACTGCGGTCATCGATTACGTACAGCTCGACATCTGCCACGTGCCGAAACGTCTTGGTAAAGACGCTCTATTCACCTTCGCAACGTTACCAAACGATGAGTGGGCGTTCGAGGATGCGATGCAAGTACGCCAGGTAATCGAACATAACGGAGTCAAATTCGCTATCACCGTTAAGCCAGACGGAATACTTAACCACGCAAAGGACGCTGAACGACGTTTTATCTTCGAATATAAAACGAAAGCATCCGGAGTAGTCGAAATGAACGGCAAGCTCGATTTCAGCGGAGCACAGGCGGATCACTTACGACAGGTAACGGCAGAGGCGATAGTCTATGGCATTAACGAAGGGTTTATCGTCTATGAATCGATGCATAAGCCAGCGTGGTTTAGCGATGAAGAACGCAAGAATGTTCCGAAAACGCGCAAGACATGGCGCAATGGTGAACCGATGCCAGATATGCGTATGGTGTACTTCTATATTACCGAGGAAATGAAAACGGCATTGCTGGACGATTTAGCGCGCCAAGCCGAATTAGTATACAACGGCGAGATTCCGCCGATGACAGCAGAGTTTACGAGCAAATGCGGATTCTGTCCGTTCAAAGCGCATTGTAAGTCGATATTGACTAACGCAGAGTTGACGCAATTGCACGAGGTTGAGAGCGCGATGGCTACGTCGAGTATGGCGGGCAAACGAGAACATACGGATTTGCTTAATTATTTAGCGTAGATTGTCCCAAAACAGCGCGCTTTAGTGTGCAGTATAGAGTAGGAAGCAAATAAAACTAATAAATAGGAGGTTATCGTGAGTATGGCGACGAAAACAACGTATAAAGTGGGCGATAAGGTTCGAATTTTAGGTACGGAGAATATCTTTCTTGGCGAAGAAATCAAAATAGTAGGTGGGTACGCGGAGGTTGAGAGTGTTAGTAACGAAGGGTATCCGCGCTTAGCTTGTCGAGATGGAGCTCCTCTTATTAATACGAAATCTGAACTGAAATACATTGAAAAAATCGAGGAGAGTGACGCTAAGATGACGCAATTTAAAGTTGGTGATAAAGTACGAGTTATTGCAGACGAGGGCGATATTGCAGGGGTAAAAATTGGTACAATCGCAACAGTGACGGAGGTTGATTCCGATGGTGATGTTAGATTAGACGTCAACAATAAAAACGGAGTGCCAGCATTTTTCTTAGCGCGAGAAGTCGAACTAGTATCGCAGAAATTAACGAAGAATCAACGCATTTCATCGTTAGAACAAGCAGTCGAAGCGTTACAAGCTGAAGTTGAGTCGTTAAAGGCTGCGCAAAAGCCGCCAGTAACTGTTATTGCAGACGCAATTCAACGTTATAACGAGCGCACTCCGAACGAGCAACGCAAAGCGATCATTGACGAGGCAAAGGCGTTTGTTGAGGCGACATTAGCGGAAGTAGACGAACAGATGGGCTGGCAGACGACTAAAATTCGAACTTATAAGGAGCACGGACGTCTTCGTATTGAATTTATCGTAAATACAGAAAAACGCACAGTTGTAGCGCTAGCTCGATACGGTAATATGACAGAACTTCCGGATGTGATCGCAAAAGGCATCGCAAAATGCAATCCTTCTGATGTATTCAACGCTGATATCGGCAAGGCAATTGCGCTAGGTCGTGCGCTTGGGCTAGACGTTAAGCGATTCGAAAAGGCGGTGCAGCCTGGCGAGGTTGTTGTCGGTCATATCTTTGATACAACACCAGGAGGCGGAAATTGGACGGCTACTGTGACGAAACTAGGCGACTCAAGAGCGCATGATCTTTACGGAAAGGCATTCCAACATTCGCACGATTCTGGGTGGTTAGGCGAAAAGCAAGTTAAGGTAATTGACGACTCAGAGGCGCAATATTAATGAAAGCTGGCGCTGCACGAACAACTAAAACGAAGCCAAAACGCCTTCTAGCAATCGACACGTCAGCATCGCCAGGATTCGCAGTAATCGAATATGGCGGAAATAAGCCGGCAAGCCTAGTTTACACTGACGCATTTCCGACGGATACTTCGTTATCAGACGCTGAGCGCTTCGAGGTTGTCCGTTCAGCTACCGCCTTAATCTGCTATCAGCACGGACCATTTGACGTTGTTGTCCGCGAGCATTTCATTAAAGGCGGAAGCAAGCGCGGCACTCAGTTAGTATTCGGCGGATGGGCTGCCGTTGATATGGCGCTTAAAGCGTTTGGCTATACGATCGATAGTGCGAATGAGATTCCACCAACCACCGTCAAAAAGGCGGTAGGCATTTCGGGCAAGGCGGTCAAGACGGAAAAGGACGCAGATTTAGAGGAACGTAAGACTGGCAAACGTCCACCAAGCGTTGAGAGAGGCGTTAGAGAGACGTTAGGCTTACCGGACGATTACGTATTTCCGAATAACAAAGGCGGGGACGCCTCGGATGCGGCGGCTATTGGTATCGCCTATCTTAAGCGCGAAGGCGCTATTTAAAACGAGAGGAAGCGATTGAATGAACGACAAATTGACGCTATTTGATATTACGTTGAAAGATACTTTACGAGTTATTAACCACGATGAAATTGAGTACGGACACGATTTAACTAACGGTAAAGAGTACACGATTTTAGGTATTTTCGCAGATTCAGACGAAGTTCATCCATCAGTGTTAGTAGTAGATGATGTTGGCGAGGGGACGTATATTCTGGAATCCGAATTTGCAGCAGTTGAATTTGTTAAGGCGGTGAATAAATGACGCCAAAGCAACGCAAGCCAGCAGGCTTTATCGCAACTAGCCTCGCAATTATCGCATTAGTACTGACTATCGTTTTAGCATTCGCAGCAATGCCGTTATTGGCACTGTTAGTCGGAATGGGCTTCGGCTATGTGCTCGAATTGTTTACGGGCGATTACGTAGTGCAGGCGTTCAATGCGCTAGGGCTGACGAAGGTTGATTCGGGAGATTTGCCGAAAGTGTTCGGATTGTTGGCGCTGATTGCCGTTATTTTTAGAGGAACGTTATACGGGACTAAACGTAAGGGAGACGATTAATTGATTAAATTACTGACTGACGAATTTTTAGCGCAATATCCTGACTTTCCAGCGCACATGAACGCGCTCGGGCAGTTCGTATTCTACCGCACTTATTCTCGATATATACCTTCCAAAGAACGTCGTGAAACGTGGAAGGAGACTGTAGCGCGTGCAACGGAATATAACGTAGGGCTAGGCGTTAAGCATTTACAGAAGATCGGATATGAAGTGGATTACGATGAATGGCGACGAGAAGCCGAGCAGATATTCGATAGCATGTTCAATCTACGCCAATTTCTATCAGGCCGTACGTTATGGGTTGGCGGTGCAGAAGGCGGAGTAGCCGAGAAGTATCCACTTTCTAACTTCAATTGCTCATTCTTGAACATCCGTTCCTGGGCGGATTTAGGCGACATGTTCTACTTACTACTCGTCGGAACTGGTGTCGGCTTTAAATGTACAAAAGAGTTTGCGTCAAATCTAGCACCAATTCGTACCGATATTGAAGTCGAGCATAAACCGTATACGCAAAGGTATCCACTAACGAAGGAACCCAACACAACGGTTCACTTAATCGACAGCGGAACAAAAGCTGTTATTCATGTAGGCGACAGTAAAGAAGGTTGGGTCGAAGCGTTACGTCAATTCTTCGACATTCATACGGACGCTGCATACAACAACGTTAAATCAGTTGCAATCTACTACGATTATGTACGTCCTAAAGGTGCTCGATTGAATACATTCGGAGGAACGGCGTCGGGGCATGAACCACTACGCGACATGTTCGTTGGTATCGAAAAGGTTATCCGAAATGAAATTGATCTTTCGTTAGAACCGTTAGAGAAAGTCGGAGAGAATCGCGTAAAAGTACGTCCAGTACACATATTAGATATCGGAAATTTAATCGGTAATAACGTTGTTGTAGGGGGAGTGCGCAGGACCGCAGAAATATTCTTATTCGATGCAGACGACTATGAGTCTATGCTTGCTAAGTACGGAATCAACGGTATCTGGAACGAGGAACAGCATCGTAAAGTAATAGCTAGCTTACGAAAAGTAGGACTTGACAATCAAGCGAATTATTTAGAAGAACTGCCGATGTTCAATGCGACAGCACGTCCGTTATTCCATCGTCGTATGTCGAATAATTCGGTTGCATTTACGAAACAGCCATCGAAGGACTTTCTCGATTTAGTATTCGATATCATGCAAGCAGAAGGCGAGCCTGGATTCATTAACTTAGAAGAAGCTAATCGACGCAGACCTAACGCAGAAGGTCTCAATCCATGTGCGGAAATCCTTCTCGATAGTTACGGTGTTTGTAACTTAACAACGATCAACCTTGTGCAGTTCGTTAAGGACGGTAGTCTTGATTATCAAGCACTTTACCAAGCGCAAGAGTTATCTGCACGCGCTGGCTTACGTATGACACTCGTTGATTTAGAGATTCCACATTGGAACGCAATTCAGCAGCGAGATAGATTACTAGGATTATCGCTGACTGGCGTTAAAGACGCAATGGATTTACTAGGCTACGAGAGTATTGACGAAGAAGAACTTTTAGCGGATTTACTAATAGCTGGCCGTGGTGAAGCTGACGATTACGCTAAGAAGATGCGCGTATCCTCACCGTTACTAACTACGACTGTAAAGCCAGAGGGTACGATTTCACAAGTAGCTGGCGGAGTATCTAGCGGGCTCCACTATTCACACTCACCGTACTATATTCGCCGAATCCGTATCAACGCAAACGATCCGTTAGCAAAAGCAGTAATGTCGCTAGGTTGGCAAGTACATGCGGAAGTAGGAACGTTAGGCTATAACGAAGAAAGCGACTTGGCAAAGCCAGAAGCAATCGCAGCAGCTAATACGTTAGTTATCGACTTCCCTGTCGCAAGTGGCTCGAAACGTACGAAATCTGACGTAGATGTGACGGAACAACTTGCGAACTACTTCGCTTATCAAAAGCATTATACGGAGCATAATTCGTCTAATACGATTAGTGTAAAGCCTGATGAATGGCAACAAGCGTCTGACATCGTTTACGACAATTGGGATGATTTCGTAGGTGTATCGTTCCTGGCAGATGATGGCGGCTCATATCGTTTAGCACCGTATGAAGCGTGCGACAAAGCAACGTACGAGGCGTTAGTAGCGAAAATGAAACCGTTAGAACCTAAGACTTTATCAATCTACGATACAAGCGTAGGAAGCGATTTAGACGGAGCAGACGGTTGTGAAGGTGGCGTTTGCCCGATTCGATAACTTGATGAGCGTTACATTGCCGAGCCTTAACGGGCTTGGCGCCATTTTACTATAGACGGAGGTCGATGCGGAATGTCGTTCACGGTGGTAACTATTATTATAGTGATGCTAGCGTTTATACAAGGCGTATCTATATTTGTCCACGTAAATAGAAAGCAGAAAGACGACGTTCCATTACGCATCATCCTTTCGGCAGTTGGCGTTATATCAATTCTGTGCGGAATCTTATTACTACAATACGTTTAGGAGGCGATTAGATGGAGATAATAGCGACTCACACAGACATTGCAGCGAAGGTTGTAATCTTAGTATTTATCGGATTAATAACACTATTGCTTTGGCTATACGCTTGGTTAGAAGAAGATTCCACTTCTTTTGTTGGCGCAATTATAGTCACACTAGTATTCTTCGCACTATTTAGTTTGGATACAACTATTTTCTACGACGTAATTGTAACGGACTGGAACGCTGTTTACGATCAAGGTTACGAAGTAGTCGAACAGAACGGTAAAATCGTAACTCTACGAAAGGTTGGCGATTAGAATGGCGAAAGACATTGAGCATCCCGATATAACTCACGCAATTCAAACGGGCTATGACCGTGAAACCTGGCGTATTATCCAAAACGCAAAGCCGACAGAATCAGCGCCTAGAGATTACTACGGAGACATTATCGATTTGGAGAACGATCATTACGTTGTGATTCCGACAGGCTATAAGATACTGCACCGGAATCTGCAGCGTTATTTGGAAGAGAAGAAGAATTTCGAGTTTAATTACGTATTTAGCGATTAGGAGGCGATTACTTGCCGAAGTTAGATATTCGAACGACTAACGGTAATTGCTACTCGGCTACGATTGACAATGCTACGGCTTCGTACTTATACACGCAAGTAGTCGCTAAAGATCCCGATAAGTTTTTAGAAATTACTGACATAACAGACGGCACTTACTTTGCAATTAAGGCGGATTTAATAGAATCAATACTGACATGGGAGGCGTAATTATGGGATTACCGAAAGATACGATGTTATTCGGATTTGCTGACAAGTTGACGCAAGAACAACGCATATATGTCGATAGTATTTTTGATAATCAAGTAACGATTGTGAACGCAAAAGCCGGTTCGGGCAAGACTACACTCGCGGTTGCCTGTGCTGCATTACTCGAAAAACCTCTCGTATATATCTTCGCTCCAGTCGAGGAGGGCAAAATGGGCTTCCGCCCAGGAACTCAACGTGATAAAGAGGCGGAATATTATCAGCCATTAATTGATGCGCTATATGAAATCGGAGAGAATCCGTCCAAAGTAATTTATGATGCTGAAAATATCGAAACACAAAAGCGAGGCGATGTTTGGGTATATCCGCGAAGTCACATCTTCGCTCGAGGTACGAATATCAAGGATTCAACGGTAATTATTGCGGAGGCACAAAACTTTACGCGAGGCGAACTAAAGAAGGTGCTTACGCGAATTCATGATAGCTGTACGGTAATTATCGAAGGACATGACGGCCAGAACGACTTGTCAAATCCGAATAAGAGTGGATTTGTACCGTATATCGAACATTTGTCAGTTTATGAATTTGTAAATATCGTGCAATTAACGAAAAACTTCCGAGGACGATTATCTACAGTGGCGGATGAACTGACATGGTAAAAGTCATAACGCTATCGAGCGGTCGTGAGTGTTTGGTTGATGATGAGGATTACGAATTACTTTCTAAAAATAAGTGGTCGGATGATAGACGAGGTTACGCTATACGTTCAGCTTTAAAGTCTGACGGCTCTAAAACGACGGTGAAAATGCACCGACTTTTAGTAGGCGCCAAGCCGGGTGAGATAGTCGATCATATAAACGGAAATCCATCGGACAACAGGAAATCTAATTTACGAATCGTAAGTGATGCAGCAAACGCTAGAAATTCGAGAAAATATTCGACTAATACGACAGGTTATAAAGGCGTTGCGCCTTACACGAAAGGCAGATTTACCGCACAGATAACTGTTAACTACCGAAAGATACACTTAGGTGTTTTCGAAGATAAGGTCGAGGCGGCGAAAGCGTACAACGTAGCAGCCGTCAAGTATTTTGGAAAGTATGCGAAACTCAACGAAATCGAGGAAAATTCCGCATGACAAGCGACGTAATTCTAACTGCTCTTACCGTAGTCTGTGCCTTATTATTCTTCAATAGAAAAAAGGGAGGACGATTAAATGAAAAGATACATCATCGGCTTAAACGTAAACGACAGCAGTGAATTACCACAAGCAGCTACGGACATTCAAGCGTTCATCGACACGCTAGGCGTCGCAAGCGAAATGGAAATCCAAGTAAGTGTTAATCCGTTATTGACGCAGCCTGTGAGTACGCACGCTATCGGATTTGTGACGGAAACTGAGGAAGATTACGAGGAGGATGACGAATGACGAAAAAATACGATGTTGAGTTAGTAAAGGATGGTCGAGTTATCGCACAATTACAAAGCATGGAGTTATCTCCGAACATAATCGAGAAAGAGGCGCAGAACATGCCGTTAGAAATCGGATTTAAACGTTTATCAGATAACGCAATATTGCCGACAAAGGCGCACGCTACAGATTCAGGCTTCGATTTATTCGCAGCACAAGACGTTATCATTGCGCCAGGCGAGACGGTAGTTGTTCCGACTGATATTGCGATACAACTTCCGCAAGGCTACGAAGCGCAAGTGAGACCGCGTTCGGGGATTACGAGTAAGACGAAATTGCGCGTTCAGTTAGGGACGATTGACGAAGCGTATCGTGGGAATATCGGAATTATCGTTGATAATATCGCACATACGCATCATCACAACGATTCAAAGAATGACACGCCATATGTAAAGTTATTAAACGGAGATTCGATGCTATCGGACACATGGCGTAAAGAATACGCTTATCTAATCCGTAAAGGCGACAAAATCGCTCAACTTGTAGTACAGCCTATTCCTGCGACAGTTGCCGTTGAGATTACGGGAGAGTTGGAGGATAGCGATAGAGGTGCGAACGGCTTCGGGAGTAGTGGCGTATGATTTTATGGTGGAACGTAATTATAGCGATTGGGTTCGGTTTTATCCTATACGTCGTACTAGTATTAGCAACTAACTACGTCACACTTTTCGGAGCACTGAGCGCTCATAAACGGCATGAAATACTGATTAAAGCGAAGGAGGAAAATAATGACGCAAGTTGAACGCAAAGTAACGTTATTAGCACATACGCAATTATCAGAAGGGTTTATATCATCGTTATTATACGAACAGGATTTAGATACGGATATATTTTCGAAGGTAACAGACGGGCAAGCGACGGCTCTTACCGCAATCAGAACGTGCTATTCACCGGGCAAACCTAGCGAAATTGTCGCTAAAGAAGGCGCTCGCTATTTCGGCAAGAAAGCGACAGACGGCGGAAAAGGTACGGACGCTGACCGTTTAATCCGGATGATACAATCGTCGGGTCATACGAGTACGCTTGAAGGGATAACGTTTAATTTCGCAGTAGAAGGTGTTAGTCGGGCGTTACTTGCGCAGCTCACACGCCATCGCGTCGGCTTCTCGTTCAGTGTGCAGTCGCAACGATACGTTAAATTCGGTAGTGACGATCGTAGTGGAGGATTTGATTACGTTGTTCCGGATAAGATTACCGATAAAATCGTAACAACCGAATTTGACGGAAACGAATATACGGCAAGCGCGAAAGGAATCTTCGAAGAAACTATGACGTACTTACAAAACGCTTATGACGCATTACGTAAGGCAGGCATTCCAGCCGAGGATTGTCGCGCAGTCCTACCGAATTCTGCAGCGTGCAATCTCGTATTAACTGTAAACCTACGCGCACTACTCGACTTCTACGCTAAACGTAAAGCCGGACGAGGCGCACAGTCTGAAATCGCAGGACTGGCGGAGGACTTACGCAAAGCAGTCGAAGCTGTCGAGCCCTGGACATCGCAGCTATTCGAGGCTGTCTAGTGAGGCGTATCACAGCGTCAATTATGGCGCTATTAATCGCAATAACACTATTTATCAACGTATATAAGCCGTCAAGTCACGAACAGCTTGCCGAAAGTCCCACCGGACGCACGCTAGAGCAAACAGAATATAACGGATTCAACGCAATCTACACGCAAGCTAGCGAAAATAAACGCCAACAAATCGAGCAAGAGCGTCAGCAAGCGTTAGAAGATGCGCACGGGCTATATGAGGCTAAGATTGCGGAAAAACAGCGTAAACAGGCGGAAGCTAAAAGGCAAGCCGAGCGTCAGCAAATCAGTCGAAGCAACAACGCTAATCTGACGCAATTAACGATGGTAGCGACTCACTATACTGCACGATGCGAAGGCTGCTCCGGCATTACTGCGACCGGTATCGATGTAACACGCACTATCTACGCAAATGGACTAAGAGTTATTGCGGTTGATCCAACGGTAATTAGCTTAGGCTCGATAGTACGCGTTGAATATGCGGACGGCACAACGTTTAAGGCAATTGCGGGTGATACTGGCGGAGCTATAAAGAACCGCAGAATTGACGTACTTGTTGCGTCAGAGACTGAGGCATATCGATTAGGAAAACAAACGGTAACAGTAACGATATTAAAGAACGGAAAGGGACGATGATATATGGCAAAAGCGCAAGTGGGCGATTTGATTCGGATTATAAAAGAGAAACGATTTAACGACGAAGGTACGCTAGACTTTTTACTCGGAGATATTTACGAAGTAATCGAAGTCGACAGAGATGGAGACGTTAATTTTCACGATGCTGACGGAGAGACAAGGTATATTAACGACCAGTCAATTTACGAAATCCACCGCAAAGCTGGCGAGGAGGATACTCCTAAAACGCCATCAGACGCAGTTAATCCGCAACATTACAAGCAAGGACGCACGGAAGTAATCGATATTATCGAAGACGCAGTCGAAGGAGCTGATCCGTTCGAAGCCGTATGCCAAGCGAATGTACTTAAATACACGCTGCGTTATCGACATAAGAACGGCGTCGAGGACTTGAAAAAAGCCGTATGGTACGCAGAGAAACTTATTGCATATTTAGAAGAAAATAAATAGACGCCTTATTCAGACGTCTTTTGGAGCACTAATTGCGTTTTCATCTCGTAAAAACCCTATAACATACGTACGTGCACAGGATATGCAGTTGAGTGAAACTTCGTGTCCGAAACCAGAGCCTTCACCGGCTTGACTATCCCACTCAGCACCAGTATATCCGACATTAAGATTTAATTCATTATTACATGAAACACAACGTAGACCATTAAAATCCGCCATAATATCTCCTCCTTATGGATTATATTAACAGATAACTTCTGGTAGGTCAACGCAGAAATGACGCAATTAAAACATTCAAATAGCAAAAAGCCTACCTAGCGGAATATTACCGTGATGGTAGGCGAGTTTTCTCGTTTTATTGACGGAAGATAACGACATTACCGCTAAGTGACGCAGTATCAGCGTAAAACGTCTTACCTTCGTACTTATCAAGCTTGAATTGGCGGAAAAGCTTCGCTGCAGTGACATCTTTCTTCGCACTAACAAAGTAGCCAGCAGAACGCATTTCGTCCGTAATTGACGGCGCAGACGGCTTAACGATAGCAAACGCCTTTTCAGCAGGATTGAACGCAATAAGAACGCGTGAGCGCGGTTTAATGCCAAGCTGCGTTAGTACGTCGCCTTTCAGATACAGTCGATTACGCTTACCTACGTAAACTTGCGACATACCTTTGTTCGGAACAAACGTAAAACCAGCTAGCAATTGCGCTTCTTCATCGTCAAATAGAGGCTTAAAGTGATATTCAAGCGAGCGATCAAGCTCCGCACAATAAGCGTCAGCTTCACCAGCCTCTTTAATAGTAGCCATCGGGAATAATTCGTTATTAAATTCGATGCCAACGACGTAAGTATCGGCAACAGATTCGCAATATGAGCGTGCTGATTCGTTGATTATCGGCAATAGTTCTTCTAGCGTATAAAATTTCGCAACAGTCATAAGTCACACCTCCGTGTTTTTATATGTGAAAGAACGTCATATTTTCGTTAATGATAATGATATTATAACAGATAAGAAACGCAATATCAACGCAAAAGGAAAATAGACATTAGGGAGGGAATTTATTTGTTTAACGCAGACTTTTATCCAACACCTGACGAATTGATTCGTGATCTACTCGCGCTTAGTTTCAGTGGAAACTTTGCAAATATGCGAGATATTGAACGCTTCACATTAAAAGGGCGTGTACTAGAGCCTAGCGCCGGTAAAGGTAATATTATTGACTACATTCTCAAAAGAAATAAATTGATAAAAGTCGATGCTATCGAAAGTGACTCGCAACTAGCGAACTTCTTAATGGGTGCCGGACATACAGTAGTGTGGTCAGATTTCCTCACATACGAGACATACCGTGAATATAACGCCATTGTTATGAATCCACCATTCAGTTCAGACGATAAGCACTTATTACACGCAATACGGCTTGCGAGCAAACAAATTACGAAGGATTGCGAAATATATGCGATTATCAACGCAGAAACAGTCAAAAATCCTTTTAGTACAAGTAGGAAAGAGCTCGCACGATTACTTGACGCATATGGCGCAAGAATTGAATTTGTTAGTAACGGATTTAGTGCTGCAGAGCGTAAAACTAATGTAGAAGTAGCACTCATTTACCTTAATGTCACTCGTGTCGATGATAGCGAGGAATTGTACAGACGCACAGTCGACGCAGTTCGTAGCACAAATGAGGTAACAGAGCAAGCAAGTGATATATCAACAGCATTAAGTACATTTGTAAAACAAAATGAAGTTCAAGAACGTGTCGACGATATAACACGCCTCGTGTACGAATACGAGCAAGCCGCTAAGTTTACGCGAGAGGCATATGAAACGCACGTTCAAAAGATGAGATTCCTTGAATACATTTCAAACGTAAATGGTGGCAAAATGTATACTCCTCGTGATGGTGCAGCAGAGGACTATGAAGGCGAATTGCAACGATTGCGCACGTCCTATTGGACGCTAATACTTCGCACAGACGAATTTATGAAGAAATTAACAACACAAGCACGCGAGAAGTTAAGTCGACAAATAGAAGCATCAGCTGACTTAGAAATCAATACTACAAACGTCTATATGCTGTTACAGGCAATTATGGCGAACTCGTCCGATATGCTGATTAGTAGTGTCGTTAGCATGTTTGAGAAAATCACGTCATTTAGCCGTCGTGATTACTCTGATAACATCCATTACTATAACGGGTGGTATACGAATGAGGCATATAAAATCGGAAAGAAAATTATTTATCCATTCTACAGCACGTTTAGTTCATGGGATATGGGCGAACGTGATGGATTCACTAGCGTCGATTATCGTATAAAAGGATTTATCCTCGACCTACTAAAAGCGTTCGAGCCGTTTCGAGTGGTTGATTACGAATTTAAAATGACAGCGATTGGTGAATTTGAGAACGATATAATGCGCTTTAAAATGTTTAAAAAAGGTACAATCCACGTTTGGTTTAAAGATTTAGACACGCTTAACAAGATTAACTTCGTTTGTGGTCGCCATTTTAACTGGCTGCCTACGGAGGATGACTTACAAAATGACGCTGCAGCACGCGAATTTGTTGCGAAGGAGTTCGGTGGTATTGTAACGGATGTTAGCAGACTACTTATCGCCTAAATAGGAGGAATTAGAAAATGACGCAAATTAAACGTAAATCGACCGCAAAAGCAATATTATCGAACTTACACGCACTAAGAGAACGCCGTTATGTCGGAGATTTAGACGCCAGTGATACGCTAATCGACTTTGAGCGTGCGCTAGGTATGGCGAAACTAACGAAAAGGCAGTCGGAGGCTATTCGGCTTGTATATAACGTAGGATTGACGCAAAAGCAAGCTGCGAAGGAGATGGGCGTTGGCCAAGACGTAGTAAGCGAACACATTCGTAAAGCTACCGAAGAATTAGACGAAGTTTACGAAATGTGGGCGTGGAAAGACGGGGAGTTGAGCGCTAGTGATTTCGTAGAAGAAACGGAGGCCATTTAATATGACGGAAACGAGAACTACAATTCACTCGGAAATTACCGCAGAATTTAATCGATATAAGACGGAGAAAACATCTTACGAGCACCGCAAGAAGTTTGTAGAGGACGTAGCAGAACGACACTTCGCTAAATACGGGAAAATGCCTGGACATACGATATTGGAGCGTTTAGCGTCGTTACTGCTTCGAGAAGATTCATCTGATAACGCTTCGAATAAGGTTCGAAAGGAAGAATATCCGGTTTTAACAGAGAATCAATACAGACGTCGAACAGAAGGGCGACATAGAGGCCGCTTGTCCTCGGACGGCAAGTTACAACCACTCCACCGAGAAGTTCCGTTTTCTCTTGCTGCGACCGTTGCTTCTGATGGCCGAAATTATGCATATCCTACTCGACGCAATATCGACGTAATTGAGCAGATGGATATTGAATATTACGGAAAGGATGGTGTATCAAATGATTAGTATAAAGTTACCAGAACTCTCCGCATCGCTTACCGTTGATAGTCTGGGAAAGAATCGAGAGAAATTAGAAAACATGCCGGGCATATATTACCTATATGACAGGAATAAGAATCTACTTTATATAGGTCAAGCGAAAAATTTATATAGCCGCCTAATACAACATCGTAGTGGTCACAATAACTCTCGGACTTTTTACGAGGATATCGCATATATAGATGTGTCATTCGTATACGATGAATACGAGCGAGAAATATATGAAACTCACGCCATTCATGAGTTAAGACCCTCATGTAACCGTAGTAAATCGTTTCGCAGAGCGAAAAGTGACGCTGAAGTAGAAGCTGAAGATCGTATTTCAACCTTGAGAGACGAGCGCAGATTGCTAGTTGAGGAAGTTGTACGCTTACGAGAATCGTTCGGTGAAGCTGAATATTTCTCAGAGAGCGAAATGGATCCCGAAGATTTGGCGGATTGGGGTACGATTTTGCATAACGAGAAACTTATCGAAGAAATCGAGGAGGAAATTAAGGAATTAAAACGTGTTAGGTAGCCATATTTTTTAGTGAAACGTATCTAGCCTAAGAGTACCAAGGATTGGGTTGCGCAGTTACTTACGGGTGCTGCGTCTTTTTATTATTTACAACGAAAAAGGAGACGATTATATGACGGACAAATTGTCGCGTGGATTATCGGCCATGCAGCTAAAAGTAGACGTAGATGTATCGGAGGCACTTACGGGATTAAAGGCGTTACAACGCGAAGCTAAGAAGGCTACGCAAGATTTACGTGAGTTAGAAACGGCATTTACGGATATGGCGGACAACAAGCGTTATTTCGTGCGCTGGAAACAGTCGGAAGATGACGAGTGTACCGATATTTGTGAAGTATGCTTAAGCGATATTCCTACGAAGTATTTACAGCGCGAACTTGCTAAACGAGAAGGCGTTACTACTTATGAAATTGCTCCGCATGGTGCAAACGCTAAGTTGACGATAGATAATGTTAATACTGGACAGACGGTAACTATCGAAGGTCCTGCGATTGTGACGGTAAATAAAGACTAATTTAATTAAACGGAGGCTAAATCGAATGAATAGTTATTATTACGCATACTCACCGAATTTATATCGACATTTAAAAGCGTTAGGATTCCGTTATATCTGTACGGGACTTAACGAATCAACTATGCGTCAGTTTTGGCAGTATGAAAGAACGCCGGAATTAAGCGCAGCTCTTACGTCATACGCGGAGAATAAGCCGTCTAAGTAGGCGATAGGAGGTTAAGTAGAATGACGATAAATCAAACGAAAAAGAGCGGATTTGTTATGGTATCTAACGCATTATTGACGCACTACAACTTTTACCCGAAATTCAACGGAAATACACTGCTAGTGTACGCTTATCTATCGAAGTTAAATAATGCCGAATGGGGCTACGCTTTCCCTTCGCAAAATCAAGCGATGTCAGACTTGGGCATATCGGACACGACGTTTAAGGCGCAAACTTCGATATTACAAGATTGCGGATTGATTACCATTAAGGATAACGGAGAGGGAGCGTTCGCCAACAAGGTTTACTACGTACATGATCCGATAGAAAGTGCGGAGTTATTTTACGAAAAGTATCCGCAAGCAAGGGCGGAGTACGATCGTAAGCAGTCGATAGCCACGAAGGTTGGCCGTAGCAGACGTAAAGCACGCGAAGAATTAACGAGTAAGATGGCAGAAGATAAGACAATTGACGACGTAGAGTCGTGGTTATAGCGTATGTCACAGTAGTTTCTGCTGTGTGTCACAGTAATTTCTACTGTTACGTCACAGTAGTTTTTACTGCGTATATATATTTACTTATATATATTTACTATAAATACTTACTATTAACGTCTAAATGCTATCGCATTAATCCGTTGTCTATCAATGTATATTTAATGATGGTATTAATCTAAAAGATTACGACAAAGAAATACTTGTCACAGTAATTTCTGCTGTGACAGAAAGGAGAGCGATATAAATGGCGAAACTAAACGATAAGCAATACGCAGCTATTGCGATATTATCACAGCCGAAACGTGGTGGATTAACGTATAAGCAAGTCGCAGAAGAAGTCGGAGTAGCCGAGTCAACATTGCATCTATGGCGTAAAGATGACGGATTTAATGACGAATTAAAACGCACTATTATGCGTGATACGATCGATAGACTACCGGAAGTAATGGCAGCAGTACCGGATTTAATTATTAATGACGGAAATGCAGCGATGTTCAGAACGCTATTACAAGCGCAAGGACTACTGACGGAAAAGGTTGAAGTTAATACGAAAGAATCAGCGTCAGACATCGATTCTATTAAGGCAGATATTGAACGACTCCGAAACGGTAATAAATAGCCGTATTATATAGGAAGAAACTACGAATATTGAACGGAATAACGTGCGAGTAATTCGGAGTATGTAACGCGTTTTATCGGGCAGAAGCCGTAAATGGACGTGCGCCTGGAACACTTCGGGATATAGGGCGTATAAGGTCGATATATTAGCCGTATTAGTATGCAGTATTTTATGCAT